AGAAGTGGCAATCTTAGATAATTCCAATCAGGTTGTTGCAGTAGGCAAACCAACTTACCCAATAAAAAAATCAAACGGAAGGTTCTTAGCCTTTCAACTCGAAATAGACTTTTAAAAAAACAAATAAAAAAAAATGGCATTTTTAGCATCATCAACAACAGTATATTCAAAAGCGTATCTAACAGAATTGGGTCGTCAATATTTATTTGACTCTCCAAGCAAACCAAGATACGTAACACTACCTAATGGACAAACAATTGATAGACTTAAAATAGAAAGGTTTTCACTTGGAGATCCAGATGTTAATTATAATATAGGCAACCTATTGGAATCTGGTGATATACCAGACGTTACCGGCGACAATGAAGGTGTTGTAACAGGAGCAAAAGGAAGAACTTTAACTAACTTAATATCTCCAGGAGCAAGCTTTATACCAAGCAATGATATTGAAACTATTGAATATAGAGCGACAAATGATAACATAGTAATAAACCTAAATCAAGCTGCTAATTTATTGCCAACAGTAATAACGCAGCAGCTCTCAACATATATAGATGGCGCATTGGTTAATGATGGAATTTATACAGTAACACCAACAAGTTATGGACCTAACGTAATGCAAAACAATGAGTTAATAATTGTTTTAAAGCAACCAACAGCCAACTCAGATGGATACAGAATGAGAATAATATTTCCTTCAACAGGAAGCAATTACAATAAATTTACTGTACAGTTCGAAAAAGCTACAGCTCAAAACGGAACTATAATAACAAACGTAAGCACAAACATTGAACCTACACAATCTTAATAAAAAATGGCAAGAGTAGTAACTAATAAACAGGCAAGCATAGATATAAGCGAATCTTATAGACAAACACAAAGTAATTTTTCGGAACAAAATCCCAATGCTTATGTTGGGCCAGAACCTGTTCAAAATACACCGGGAGAAACCGTATCTAATACAAAACCGGCAGTTTCTCAAATAAATAAATGGAAAGCAATGACAACTGCTGATGAAGGTCTTAAAAACGCACTTTATGATTGGATTAATACAACAAAAGATGGAGTAAGAGTAAGCCCTGACATAACAAGCGGAAGAACAAAAAAATTAACATTTAATTTTTATGGCAATATTGGAAAATCAATAAAACCAGGAGAAATTGGAGAATTCAATATTGTATTTTCTTATCCTCCAAAAACACTTCAATCAACCCCAGTACCTAATACACAATCATAATAATTTATAAAAAATGATAGATCCTCGTTTTACTAAAGCAGTTAATAACTCAATAGTTGTTCAAGCAGAAGAAAATACCTTAAAAGCAATATTTGATTCAGATGTTACCTATACACTTTGTGATAGATCTTCTGTGACAGATAAAAAAGGACATTATTTTGTTTCATTTAATTTACCATCTACTCAAAGTGATTTAAACACAGGTTCCACCTTATCTTTAATTTATCCGGAACTTCAACAATTAAATGTTGATCAAATAATTATTTGTCCCATACCTTCTTCCAAATACAGCGAAATGATTGATGGCAGAAGTATTACTTGGAAAGTTCCGCAATTGGGTGGATCTTCTCAAACAACAATGTCATCAATAACATTATATTCAAGTACATATTCAAGCAACAAACCCCTGAAAGGGGAAAGTAATCCGTTGTTAGGTGACAATATTGTTTTTTTATTTAGCGACTCTATAAATAAACCTTATAGTGGATATACAACTGATGAAATGGGGATAAGAACAAATCATCAATCCAATACAACATGGGAACCAGATTCTACAAACTTTTTAAGAAGACCTTCTGCTGTTTCATATAAAGAGGTTGAAGGGAATGATTATAGATATGGAATTTCTAATCAACTTACAACCGCATCATACAATACAGATCAAAGAACAAATGCTAAATATGCAGTAAGTGTTCCTTCTAATTATCCTAACAATAGAGCCGGATATAATTATGACATTCCAGTTGGGTTTGTTGTTTTAGATAAAGGGTTTATGGTAATAACGCACTCTGCAATAACACAGAATTTTCCTTGGACATCTGGATTTACATATGGATCAAACACTGCACTAACAGGAAGTCCTGCATTATCAGCAAAAACAAACATATATTTCACTGGAACTTCTTCTGGTAATAAATCTTCTTATGTATCTTATTATGACATAAACACTTCGTTTAAATCAACTGCTGTTTGCTTGGCTTTGCCAAGAGAGTTTTACATAAGTAATAATTCTACTTGGAACAGAGAAAAAGCATTAACAGATTTGAATTCACAAACAGGTGTAGTAAGTTTAGATCCGGTATATGTTACAGAGGTTGGTCTTTTTAATGCCTTAGGCGAATTAGTAGCGATTGGAAAACTATCTGAACCTGTCGAAAAAAATTATATAAATGTTCTTACTTTTAATATTGATATAGAAATGTAAAAAACATACATTATTAAATGGTAGATTTTAAATTAACAAAAGCAGTAGATGCTGTTTCCAAGAATTCAATAGAGATAAATACAGATGTATATCAACTTGCGGGTACAGGCGTTACTATATCTAAGTGCGTAAGAGATTCTGCGGATACTATCTTTATTGATCCTGGAAATAGAGGTAATTATTTTTCCTCTTTCTCTCTACCAACATCAGACACGGAATTAACAACAGGATCAACAATTTCTTTATTGTACCCGGAATTATACCAATTAAATACAGACAGATTTGTTTTAATAAACATTGCCAAAGAAAACCTAAATGAATTTATAGATGGACGGTCTGTTGTTTTGAGATTTATATACTCTTCCGACTTAATACCGGTAACACTATATTCTTCTACCTATACCGGAGACAAGGCTTCTAAATATGGAGAAACAAGCCCCTTAGTTGGAGACAATATTGCATATTTATTTTCTGATGATTTTAACACTCCTTATTCCGGCTTAACAGTTAATGAATTAGGAAAAATAGTTTCGAGGAGCGGATTTACATCTTGGAATCCAACTGAACAGTTTAAAGATAGACCAGGAGCAGTATCATACAGAGAAGTACAATCAAATACAAGATGTATTAATTCTGATAGAAGACAAAAGGTTTATTATTCAAATTATGTACAACCCGGATACCCCGCACAATTAGGAGAAGCTATAAAATTCAATAATTCTTCTGATTCTGGTGGTTTTTTATTATTTGATACAGATTCTACACATTCATTTAGAGTGGGAGATAATATCACAATAGAGTTTGATACATATTACAATTATAATACAGCAAGCACAATAACAAATATTACCTCAAACTCTATTCTAACAAACATTCCTTATAGCATAACATTAAATGGAAAAACAGGATCAATATATAAGGGATCTGAAGGTGTTTATTATAATTATGACATTCCCCTTGGTTTTGTTTGTTTAGATAGAGGGTTTATAGTGATTACACACAAAGATTTAGTAGATAATTTTGCTTTCTCTTTAGCTGGAACAAACGGATTTTATCAAGACGGAACATTAGTTAGCGGATTTGGCGAGCTTCCACTAGATAATATATATTGGACAGGAAACACAAATTTTTATGTTTCTTATAATAAAATAAAAACAGAAAACAAAACAAGCGTTTCTTGTTCTGCGTTGTTAAATGAGTTTTATATTTCTAATAATAACACTTGGAATAGGTTTGTTGCTCAAAATCCATTATGCAATACTCCTAACGTACAAATAACGGAAGCCGGGTTCTATAATGGCTTAGGAGAGCTAATAGGAATTTCGAAATTTTCACAACCCATCAGTAAGGGACAGGGAGATATTTTAACTTTTGACTTTAATATAGACATGTAAAAATATAATAGTTTTTTAAAAACCAAAAATAACTTTCATTTTTGATTTTTTTAAATTATCTTTACTTATTATGGGAAAAACATTAGTTATATTAGAATCACCCGGAAAAGTAAAAAAAATCCAATCTTTTCTTGGTCCAGATTACATTGTTAAAGCAAGTATTGGACATATTAGGGACTTAGAAAAGTCCAATAAAGCGATAGATAAAAAAACTTTTGATGTTAATTATATAATTTCTCCAGAAAAGAAAGATGTTGTAAAAGAATTAAAAGATCTACACAAAAAATGTGATGATGTAATTTTAATGACTGACCCCGACCGTGAAGGAAACAATATTGCTTGGCACATTTGTGAAGTTTTAGGTATAAATCCAGAAAAAGCAAAAAGAGCAACAACTACAGAAATTACTAAAGATGGAGTTTCAAAAGCAATAAAAAATGTCGGTAAACTAGACATGAATTCAGTGGAGGCCGGTACTGCCAGAAGAATTTTAGATAGATTAGTTGGTTTTGATTTAAGCCCATTGCTTTGGTCAAAAATTCAAAAAGGGCTTTCTGCTGGTAGGGTTCAGTCTGTTGCTGTCAGGATAATAGTAGAAAGAGAAAGAGAAATTAATTCTTTTGATGCATCTTCTGATTTCAAGGTTGTTGGTTTTTTTGAAATAAAAGACAAAAAAAATAAATTACATACAGTTAAAGCAATCTTAAATAAAAGGTTTAAAAATAAGGATGAGGCTAAATCATTTTTAGAAAAAGCCATAGGTTCTGATTATAAAATTAAATCTATAGAAACCAAACCTGGTAAAAAATCAGCATCAGCACCATTTACAACATCCACACTCCAACAAGATGCAAGCAGAAAATTTGGATTTTCTGTAGACAGAACAATGCAGGTTGCACAGAAATTATATGAGGGAGGATACATTACTTATATGCGTACCGACTCAGTTAATTTATCTGAAGAGGCTATTAACGAAGCAAAAGAATGTATTACAGCCGAATTTGGAGCAAAATATAGCAATCCCAAACAATATAAAGGGAAATCTGCCAATGCACAAGAAGCCCACGAAGCTATAAGACCAACTCATTTTGAATACCCTGGGGTTCCTGGCACTGATGATGAACAAAAATTATATGATTTAATTTATAAAAGAACTTTAGCATCACAAATGAGCGATGCTCAATTAGATAAAACAACAGTAACCATTGAATCAAACAAACATAAAGAAGATTTTGTTGCCAAAGGGGAAGTTATAACTTTTGATGGATTTTTAAGATTATATATGGAAAGCGTTGAAGAATCTGAAGATGATGAAGGAAATGGCTCTTTACCAGAAATGACCAAGGGGCAAGATGCTATTAATACAGAAATACAGGCCAATGAATTATTCAATAAACCATCTCCAAGATATACAGAAGCAAGCCTGGTTAAGCAACTGGAAGAACTCGGAATAGGAAGACCTTCTACATATGCAACAATTATAAAAACAATACAAGATAGAGGCTATGTAGAGAAAAAGAATTTACCTGCCAAAAAAAGAGATATAGTTTCTTTAAAATTAGTAAATAACAAAATTGACGAAACTATTAAAGCAGAAAATTTTGGTGCTGAAAAAGGAAAGTTTTTTCCAACAAATACAGGTATGGTTGTTACTGATTTTTTAACAACAAACTTTAATGATATTTTAGATTATAAATTTACAGCAAGTGTCGAAGAAGAGTTTGATAAAATTTCGAAAGGAGAATTGAAATGGAAACAAATGATTTCTGATTTTTATAGTCCTTTTAGTAAGAAACTTTCTGTTGTTAAAAATGATAAAACAAATGCTGCTAACAAAGAACTTGGTGTTGATCCTAAGTCTAAAAAGAAAGTTTTTGCAAGAATAGCAAGATTTGGCCCGGTTATTCAATTGGGAGATGAAAAGGGCGATATAAAATATGCCAAAATACCCGATGATAAATCAATAGACACAATTACTTTGGAGGAAGCACTTGATTTATTAAAATGGCCTCGAAACATTGGTGAATATAAAAAATTACCAGTAGAAGTAAATTCAGGAAAGTTCGGACCTTATGTCAAACATGATGGTAAATTTTATTCTATCACAATAGAGCCGGATAAAATAACATTAGATGAAGCAATAGAGATAATAAAAATTAAAGAAGCCGGAGGTGGAGGTGGTTCTAAAGCGATTAAAGAATTTGGCGATTTAAGAGTTTTGGATGGTAAATATGGGCATTACATCAATAATAAAAAAACCAAAAAGAATTATAAAATTCCAGAGCATTTTGATATAGATAAAATAACAAAAAAAGATTGTGAAGAAATTATAAGCGAAACAAAATATAAAAAGACATTTAAAAAGAAAAAATGAAACTAAATCTCTCTAAAGATGCAGTTGTATTAGACCTCGAAACAACAGGTCTATCTCCGGCGAAGGATAAAATAATACAAATTGCTATTTTAAAAATCTATGCCGGGAATTCAAAAGAACCTGAATTAAAAACCCGATACATTAATCCTGGAATTCCAATACCAAAAAAAGTAATAGAAATTACAGGCATTACAGATGAAATAGTAAAAGATGCTCCCAAATTTGAAAAAATTGCAAAAGGAATTGTGGCTTTTATTGGCGATGCAGATATAATCACATTTAATGGTAACAGATTTGATATACCTTTTTTGATAGAGGAGCTAAATCGTTGTGAAATAGAATTAGACATGTCCGAAAGAAAATGTGTGGACGTAAAAAGACTATATCACAGAATGGAGCCTCGTGATTTAAGGGCAGCTCATAGAAAATTTGTTGGCAGAGAAATAGAAAATGCACATGATGCAGGATCAGATGTTCAGGCTACACTAAATGTATTAGAAGCGATGCTGGATGAATATAGAGGAGTTGATTGTATAAATCCAGATGACACAACCATAGCTTCGCCAATAGTCAATGACATGGATGCTTTACATGAATTTACTAAAAACTTCGGAGAATTAGATTATGAAGGATGGGTGGTTAAAAACGAAGAAGGAAAAATTGTATTTGGAAAAGGAAAATATCAGGATCAAGAACTTGCGCCCATATTAATTCAAGATAAAGGTTACTATGATTGGATAATGAATAAAGGAGACTTTACAAGAGATACAAGAAAAAAAATAGGATTAATCATATCTAATTATATTGAAGAAACCAAAAATGAAAAATAATAAAAAAGCCGGTTAAATCCGGCTTTTTTTTATTGTAATAAGATTATTGTTCTTCTATCAAGTCTTTTAACTCTACCAAGTGAATTATAGCGTCATCCAAATCACTACCTGACAAAGAATTTTCATCCATTTTACTAATTTTATCAACAAACTTATTTAAGGAATCTTGAACAATTTCATTGTTCTTATAATTTGTAAGTACATTTTCTAGATTCTGTAAACTTTCAGTTTTTAAATCAATAAAATAATTCTTTTTATTTTCTTCCGGAGAAAGCAAAACTTTCAATAGAAACTTTTCCGAATTATTTAAATGAGAATATCTTTGATTGAAATTATTAACTGCCATCTCAGTTATAAACTTCCAAGATAAAAATTTAGGATATTCATTTTCACCCAAATCTGACTTTTTTTCTTCTTTGTTTTTTGGTATCAAAAGATGCTGAACAAGGAAATCGTAAGCATCCTGCGATTTGCTAATATCAACAAAGCCAGGTTGTGTTTGAGATTTAATTAAAGTATGAATTGCTTCATAAAAATCTTCTTTTCCTTTTTGGCCTTCTACGTGAGCTTGTTCCAACAAAGAATATCTAATATTTTTATTTAAATCAACAATATCATTCCAGGAACAACCTTCTAAAAGTTTTAAATTTTGATTAATATAACGCTCTGCCAAACTTTCCTTTTTGCAATAACCCTCTTCAAAATTTTTATAAATTAAATACTGTTTTTTTAAAAGTGGATTTTTCTTAACCTCAGTTAAGAAAGCGTTTAAAACAGTTATATCACCAGAATTCTCCTGAGTAAGTTTTCTCCCAGAATATCTATAAACAGTGTCTTTTATAGCTCCAAAATTCATACTTGTTTGCTTCATTACTATATATTTTTAAATAAATAGATTAAAAAAACGTTTAAGATGCCAATTGTCCTGACAAAGAATCCTGGTATACTTGTTTGTTTTTTATAATATCTTTATAAAATTTAACCCTATTTTGAGTCACAATTTCCAAAGTGTATTTATTAACAACATAATCATAAAGATTCTGGGATAATTCTTTGACTTTTTCTGGATTATTAATTAAGTATTTTATTGCTTCATACCAACCTCTGGTATTATTCTTTTTATTAATTAAAATGCCATTATAATTGTGTTGAATTAACTCTTTATAAATGCTATAATCCTGAGCGATTAAAACTTTTTTAGTTAAACCAGCTTCAATAATTTTTAGTTCAGATTTAACCTCATTAAAAATATTTTCTGCAAGAGGAGCCATACAAACATCACAATAATTATAATGTTCTCCATATCTTGTAAGTGGCAATGTCCATCTACGTATATAAGAACCTTGATAAATATTATGACCCTTATATTCTTCGTTTGAATATTTTAACAAATACTTTTTATAATCTTCAGAAATTATATTTTTGTTATAATTGTTAGTAAATATTTCTTCAAACCTATTCCAAACCGTTTCGCTTGGTAAAATCTTTCTGGTATTTACATGTTGTCCATCTGGACCTATCTCTGTCATAAAACCCCTAACATCATAACCACACATTACCAATTGATATTTACCATTTAATTTTTCATCATTATGAAGCATGTTCATGGAAGGTTGTAATATCTCTAAATCATTTAAATGTGAATTTCCTATCCAAAAAGTTTTTCCATTTCTTCTAACATAAATTATATTATTAGGAACTTCCACACAATATACGTAATTATCATAGTCTATTTGATATTGTTCAGAGTTTTTTAATAAAGGTTGCTTTTTACTTCTTTTACTATTTGAACCAATACTAATTACATAAGCATCGTGCTTTGCATGAACAATTCTACCATCGGACATTACGGAATTTCTTAATCCACGATTTGTTACTGTTGAGATTACTCCGATTTTTAAGCATAATTCTTGAATATTATCTGCTAATTTTTTTGATACTGTGTAAGCTCTTTTTCTGGAAGAATTATAAATTACTTCTTCTCGAACAACCCCTTCTTTTGTTTTTCTTTTATCAAATCTTTTTCCACCACTTTCTTGTGAGCCATCACCTTTTAAGAACCAATCTAACAAAATATTTAATTGTCTTGGACAAAGATTTAATATATCTTTTGGAATAAATTTATTTTCGGCCTTTCCGAATTTAGATAAATAACTCCATAATCTTTTATCAAAAACTCTAACTTGACATAAATCTTTTGTATAAGTAGGATTAAATCCCATTTTTTTTAAAGTATCATAAATTTCTTCTAAAAATCCATTATTTTTTACTTGAGAAATTCCAACTTGATATAATCCTTCTGTTGAACTGGTCCATCCTTCTGCAAGCCAGAATCCAAAAAATTTCAACCATAAATCCATATCAAGACATATATCTTCAAAGTATTTATCAATGGATAAATTAATTTCTGCCTTTGAATGACTTGAGACTATTTCAGATACAGCAATTTTGTTTTCTTGTTTTTTGTATATCTTGGGTAACAAGAATTTTTTTTGTTCACTTCCAATCCAAATTGCATCTTTCTTAAGATGCAAATTTTTTCCATGAACACTTTCTGACTGAATTAAATTAAAATTTAATATTTTTTTTGTTAAACTGTCTGCAACAGAAACATACATGTTATGATTAGGAGTAACAGCATAATCAATTAAATTATTTTTTCCACAATTTAATTTACCTTTATAAGGCATCTTAATATATCCTTTAGGTTTATAATATTCTAATTCTCCGGTAGATGGATTTAAACAAGCTACTTTTTCGGATTGATTCAAATCTTTTAAAAATTTAAAACCTTCATCTGTAAGTATTTCCATATCGTAATGTAAGCAACTACCACCTATCCAAGCCACTCTTAATTTATCGGTTTGTTTAGTATCAGTTTCTTTCCACATCCTATGATTCATATCAATGGCATTTGGAATAACAAAAGTATTACTATTATATTTTTTAATATGTTTAGCAAAAATATCGGTCGTAGTCGTAACATAATCTACCATTTTAAAGCTAGATGTTACTTTTTCCGGCAACTTATCTTTTATTGCCGCTAAATACATAGGATGAGTTTTGGGAGGAACCCAATAATCATCAATATCCATAATAACTACTGTTCCATTTTTTCTTAATTCTTTTATTAAATTATCCATATTTTCATATGCACCTAATTGCCTATGAAAATGAATTATATCAAATTGTTTGTAATAATTAATATCATTAACAAAATCCATATTAATTTCTACAAAAAATTCATCTCCAAATTTTTTCTGAATTTCTTGGGCTGGCCATATATTTCTGTAATGACCTACTCCAGCATTGTCGGAAGGAACAAATAAGATTTTTATTTTTTTATCCATAAATTAAATTTTTATTTTCAACATTAGTTGTAAATTCTGAAACACCAAATGCTTTATTAACACCATCAGTACTAATAGTAAAGCATGGAGTACTATTTGTATTATTGAAAAAACTATAGTTAAAAACACAATTTATATTTTCATTAAATTCCAAAATTAAATCACTGTTTAAATTTTTTTCAAGCTCCAAAAGCTCTCCTGGATTAAGATTTCTTTCAATAATAACAGAGACTTCTTCATCCCCTTTTAAGAAAACTTTATTAAATTTTTTAATATTAAAAACAGAAACCTTTTTTGTAAAATCGTATATTTTTATAGTTTTTTTTGATATATCTATAGTAAATTCGTTTTCATTATCTTTTGAATTAGATTTATCATCATTATAATCATAATCATAATAATCATAATCATATACTAAAGTAGAATTTGAAGTGGTGCCGCTTACAAATACAAAATTTTGATTTGTGGTAGTGACAGTCAAATCGGAAAAATCAGTATAATCATTATAATTATAAGACATTATTTTTTATCTATATATTGAGATGCGTTTTGTGAAGATTTTTCCATTTTCTTAGAATCTAATTCTTCTTGAGAATATACTTTACCTAATTCAAGACCATACATATCATTATCAAAATCAGTTTCTAAATCAAGAAAATTTCTTCTTACCTGGGCATCCATAGATGGTGTTTTTTGAGGATTACAGATTACAGAATATCCAGGATTCAATATTATTCCAACAGATTGAGCTGGGCCAACAGTTACAGCAAGTCTAACTTTGCTGGAACATTTATTAGTTAATTTCCAATAAGTCATTTTATTAATTGTTTATAAATTTATTATTTTATTTATTTAATGTAAATAATTATTCATACTCTATCAACTATTTCTTGTATAAATAATTCTGTATCATTAAAATTATGTTTTGAGTTTAAATTAAATTTTTCTGTTTTACCATTATTGCTAATACTAACAGATGTATTGAGATTATTATCCGGAGAAACAATCGCAGTTAATAAAAAATCATTGTTTCTTACATAAAACTTTAAAATCAAAGTATTCTGGTAAATCTTTGTAGAAGATGAATCAATTTTAAAATCAGAATATTTATCTTGTAAAGAGTTCAATATTCTCGATGAAATATCTAACAAATATTGTTCTATATAATAATTTAAAGTTCCGGCATCGCTCCTTCCTTTTGAAGAGCTGCTTATCAGCCTTATTTCTTCTTTAAGAAGTCCAGCTAAAAACTTTATTCTTTTTTTTGTATTTTCATTTATCATTTAGAAAAATATTGTCTTAATATTTTTTCAACAGTATTTTCAATCGCCTTTTGTACGTCTGTGCCTTGCAAACCCATATCATTTGAAGGAGGCATGGTAACATCCATTACTGGCTCTATGGAATCAACCATAGGATCTGTTGGAGTCTGGCTGTCAATTGCTTGTTGCACACTATCCCTCTCCTCTTTCGGTAAATCACTTTCTATGGGCTGTTGCATTTCTACAAATTTGCTCGTTCCATTAAATGGATCAAAAATCATTTCTCCTATTTTTTTGTATTCTACTTTAAATATTTCGGCTCTTACTTTACCTCCTTCAATCCAAAGCTGATGCATACTTGTTTTGTTTTCAGGATTATCCAGTGTATTATAGGGTTGTACACTTAATCCCTCTCCACCATGTGATAATTGATTCATATCATATACAAATAACTTCTCAGGAGAAGCCTGTAAAATTGAATTTGGTATGCTGGGTTTATATTTTAATTCTTCTTCTTTTTTTTGTAAAGCCTTTTCCTTCATCCTTAATTCCTCTTCTCTATCCAACAACTCTTGGTTTTTTATATCTAATTCTTTTTCCTTTTTTGCATTCTCTATTGCAACATCATTAATTTCTGTCTCATGAGAAATAACTCCGTCTTCCTTAGGAACCTCTATGTTCTGATTAGAATCAGAAACAGAATCAGATGTATCTTCTTCTATAGATCCATCAAAAAACGGTTCGGAATCATTTAAGCTGTTATCATTATTATTAGAAGTTGGATTAGAATAAAAAACACCGGCACTTGGCATTGATAGCTTTGCCTTAATTTTTTTCTTTATCTCTTCAATTTGATCTTCAGATACATAATTAGATAAACCCTTTTCATTAATGGAGCTTCTTATTAATGATTCAATTTCAGAAAGAGACATTTGACTATTCATGTTTTGTAAAGTATTATTTTATAAATAGTATCAAAAACATTAAAATCAAAAATACCATGAAGTGAACTACCCATTTGCTAAAGACAAATGGGCTTCGGGTTTCACAGACATGTGCTTCTCGAAAGAAGTCTGATTTAAGTCTCCACCCGTGTAATCGCCAGTCCCTGACGATATTATTTTTAATCCCTCTTTAAGAATGTTCTTTGCAGCGTTTTCATCTCTATCCAAGTGATGTCCATTCTTGCAAGTCCACTCACGAACTGAAAGATTTAAGTCTTGGTTTATCCATCCACACACGTTACAAGTCTTGCTTGAAGGGTAAAAGCGATTGATTTTAACTACTTGTTTATCATTCCAATCTGCTTTGTATTCAAGGAATCTCACAAATGTACCCCAACTTGCGTCTGCGATATGTTTTGAAAGTTTTCTATTGCTCAACATACCTTTTACATTAAGGTCTTCCAAAGCAATTATGTCATAATCAGAAACAAGTTGATGCGATACCTTGTGCAATACATCTTGTCTTGTGTTGGATATTTTCTCGTGTATTTTGGCAACTTTTCGTTTTTGTCTTTCAAACGAATTGCTACCTTTTTGCTTACGAGAAAGATGTTTTTGTGCTTTCGCTAAATCTCTTTCATATTTCTTGGTATATCTGTTATTCTTGAATTTGATGCCGTCAGAAGTAATGGCAAAATCTTTCAAACCTAAATCTATTCCGCAAACAGCACCAGTTTTTTCTTTTGGTTGATATTGTTCTTCGGTTAAAATTGAAACATAGTATCTTCCAGTCGGTGTTTTAGTAAAGGTCATTTTGCCAACATCGCCCTTTATTTCACGGTGAACAATACATTTAATACCTTCTTTGAATTTTGGAACGTAAATTCTACCATCAACCAATTTTGTGTGTTGTGGTACTGTGAATCCGTTCTTTCTTTTCTTTGACTTAAATCTTGGAAACTTGGCATTTCCACGAAAGAAGTTAAGGTATGCAGTATCCAAAGACCTTAAAGCAAATTGCAGGGTTTGACTGTTTACTTCTTTAAGCCAAACAGTTTCCTCTTGCTTTTTTAATTCAGTCAAAGTTTTTGCTTGAGCGTAGTAGTTATCAGACTTCTTGTTTGCTTGATACTGTTCTTTACGTTCATTCAGAAAGTGATTATACACGAACCTAACGCATCCGAAATGTTTATCCAGCAACACTTTTTGGTCTTGTGTTGGTCTTAATTCAAAGCGATATGTCCTATGTATTGTTTTCACTATATTATTAAATAGTCTGAATTTATGCAAAGTTACGAATTTTTTGTAAAAGTTTCCGTCTTCGGGTAAAAAACTTTCACAAAAAATTCTCCACTATGTCTAAAAAATCACAGTACATCTCAACAAATCGTTCAAAACACTACCTCAAGTGCCATCTTATCTTTGTTTGCAAGTACCGTAAAAAGTTGCTTGTTGGTCAGTTAAAAGAAGATATGCGTTCCATTATCTTAAATATTACTTCTAATTCAGATTTTGAAATTGAAGTCTTTGAATCAGATTTAGACCATATCCACTTTCTCATTCGCTATATTCCTCGTCTTTCTATCACATCTATTGTCCGTAAGTTAAAGCAAGAATCTACATATCACATTTGGCACTCTGCTCATCGTTCATTTCTATTCAATCACTTTTGGAAGGAAAGAACCTTTTGGTCAGATGGTTACTTCGTTTGCTCTATTGGTGAGGCTTCACCAGATACCATTCGTCAGTATATTCTCACTCAAGGTTAGTCGCTTACATCCCACAAACTAAAGATTTGTGGGTTTTACGCTCCGTTGTATAAAATTAATTTACAATTGTTTAAATTAAAAAATATAAAAACAATATTTATATTTATATTTATAATAAAAAAAATTACATGTCAAAAAAGAAAACACCCAAAGTCTATCAAAACGACACAAAAAAAGAATTGGAAATTTTAATAGGAGATCTATATTTCGAGGCTAAAAATCAACACCAAAAACAATTTTGTGATTTAATAGATCAAAAAGAAATAATAATATGTTCTGGACCTGCAGGTGTTGGCAAATCAATGCTTTCTGTTGCAAAATCATTAGAGCTTTTGAAATCAAAGGACAATAACTTTTACAAAATAATCATTTGCACACCGACAGTTGAAGTTGGTGGTAATTCCATAGGTTTTCTTCCTGGAAATATTGACGAAAAACTTGCTCCATATAATTATAGTGTAATATATTTATTAGAAAAATTAATAGGGAAACAAAAAGTAGAAACATTAGTTAAAATGGGTTATATAGAAATTATGGGTCTTGGATTTATGAGAGGAATCAACATTGATAACTCTATTGTTATTGCTGAAGAATTTCAAAATTCAACTCATTTAGAAATGAAAACATTATTAACAAGAATTGGTTATAACTCTAAATTTATAATATCTGGAGATTTAGAACAATCAGATAAATTTAAAAAAATCTCTGATACAGGTTTGCATAATGCTTTTTTTCGTTTAGAAAATAAAAATATAGAAGAAATTGGATTTTTTAAATTTGAACAAAAAGACATTGTTAGAAATAAACTTATAAATAAAATTCTCGATAACTATAAAGATTAATTTAAAAAAATAATCTATTTATTATAAAATAATTAAAAATGAGTGAATTAATTAATCGAATCCAATGTCCTATGGGATGTAAAAATGCACTATTTAACGAATCTACAAAAATAATTGTTGAGGGTCGAAATCCGCTTTTATTAGAAGCACAAGGAAGAATGGTGATAAAAGTCTACACTTGTCAGTGTTGCGGTAACACATTTGAAATGAAACAAAACACAAATTCTAATAAGCAAGTTCTTTAAAAAGAAAAACCCGGTTTAAGGCCGGGTTTTTTATTTTATTATTATTGTTTTTACTTTAAACCTGCTAAAAATCTCATTCTTTCTCTTTCTTCATTTAGCTTTTGCTTTTTAACATTGGCTGATTCTTCCATAACATTATCTTTCTTCTCATCCATAGTTGATTCGTCTCCGCACTCTTGCATGGTTTCTTCTTCAGAAGAATCATCAGCAACTTCTCCTTCTTCTTCTGAAGGTTCAGACATTGCGCTTTCTTCAGAATCAGAATCGCTAAGGGCATCTTCAGAATCTTTTTCTACATCTACATCTAAATCTATGCTATCACCGCCATCTCCAACAGAATCATCGGAGTCATCTAAGTCTATTTCTATTTCTTCATCAGAATCATTTTCTTCTTCATTTCCAGAAAATTCTAAACTTCCATTCAAATCTAATTTGTTGCCCAAATCTCTAATGGCATCCATAACATCTTCTTTTGAAAGAGTTTCTGACATTTCTTCTTCTGAGGTTTCTGGCATATCCATATCTTCGCTTTCAGAATCTGAATTTTCCATTTCATCTTCAACAAGATGAGATCCTTTTTTTGTAAAAACTGGCTTTTTCTGACCAGAATGAACTCCATCCGGACCAGGACTCATTTCTTCTCCAGCATGAACTTCATTTAGTTTGCTAAGTTCTTGTTCTATTTTTTCAAGCTGAGCTCTTAAAATAATTTCTTTTTTAATTTTCTCACCTTCTTCACGGATGAGTTTTCTAAATTCTGATTCTGATATTTGAATTTTTTTCATTTCTTATTTTTTATTTAACTACAGTATTAGTATTTTGTGGAGATTTATAATAAATATAAAAAAATATTATAAAAATTACTTTTTATTTTTTAGCTCTTCTATTTGCCTTTTTAATTCTTCGTTTTGAATTCTTAGATTTTCCATTTCATTAAGAGAATTATCTTTGGAAGTATCTTTATTTTCATCCCCAAGTTCTTTTTCTAGTTGGGCTATATATGATATATTAGGATTTTTTTCAAATCCAGTTATACTATTCTTTTTAGAAGAATCTTCGGGCATAGAAAATCCATAGGAACCAACCATAGGCGGGGCAGATTCATATAGTTTTTTTAACTCTTCGTTAATTTCTTTTACGCTCTCGTATAATTGGTGCTTTTTAACAATTATATCAGCCTGTTTTTCAATTGCTTCCAAAATTGAATCTTTGTTTATTTTTTGTTTGTTCATCTGGATATTAATTATAATATTTTTAATAAATATTAATTTTTTTTCTAATATTGACATTAATATATAAAAAAACTAATTTTAAGTCCATGATAAAAAATAAAATTAAAGTAATAATACCATTTTATAATCCAGGAGATTTTCTGGATATGTGCATAAATTCTGTTTTAACACAAGATTATGATAATTACGAAGTTTTATTTATAGACGATTGTTCTACAGACAATTCTTTTTCAAAAATACCGGCATGTATATATAAAACAGATGAAAATAACAATCCGGTCAGAGACGAAAGTGGAGAATTAATTATATTAGAAAAACATCCTTTATTAGAAAAAACAAAGTGCCAAAATGTTGTTGCCTGGAAAGCTAGTTCAAGATCAACTGCATTGCCAAATATTCACAATGGTATAATGAACTTTGCAACAAATGATGATGACATAGTTGTTATCTTAGATGGAGATGATTGGTTATATGGAAAAGGCGTGTTAAGTTATATTAATGAATACTATAATAATAACCCTGAGTGTTGGATGATGTATGGTTCATCCAAATGGACAGACGGAAGACGTTGTTGTTCAAGTCCTTATCCTGAAATTGAATTCAAAAATTTAAGAGCAGCACCTTTTAGAATATCTCATATAAGAACATTCCGTGCAGGTCTATATCATAAAATTCAAGAGCAAGACAAAAATTTTGATTGCATGAAAGACAAAAATGGCAATTGGTATACTATGACCTATGATGTTGCCATGTTTCTTCCTATGTTAGAAATGGCAGGTTTTGAACACGTTAAACATAATGCTAAGCCTTTATACATCTACAATAGAGACAATCCAATATCTGATGATAAGGTAAATCAACAAAAACAATGGGATATTCACGAAGAAATTTTAAACAAACCTGCATTTCATAGAATAAATTCTTATTTGAAGAGTTCAGAAAAAATACTTGTTTATTGCGGAATAAACAATGGCGAAGGATTGAAGAATTTAGTTCCTTTCTATGATAAAATTTATGCATTTGATGCAAATCCCAAAAAAATAGAAATATGTAAAAAAGTATTTGCTCATGAAACTAAAATTACATTTGTGGAAGCAGCCCTACACGAAAAAGATAATGAAGAAGTTTCTTTCTTTATTACAGAAAAATGGGACGCTGCATCATCTCTTGGAAAATTAAATCCAGAATATTCCCATGTAAAATCAGAAGATAGTCCACTATATGAAGCAGATAAAAAAAATGTTAAAGAAATTAAAGTAAAAACCCTAAACCTAAACAACTATTTAAAGTCCCAAAACATAAATCACATAGATTACTTATTAACTGACTTACAAGGATATGATTTTGCTGTATTAAAAACATTGGAAGATTTTATTAATAATAAAAAAATCAGTTATATAACTTGCGAGGTTGAAGAAAATGATTCTGAAAAAGTTTATTTAGACGTACCTTCAAACAAAAAGAAACTATTTGATGAATTGTTAAAAAACAATTACGAGGAATTAACAGAAACAAGAAGCGAAACAGATGGTTGGACCACTGATTTTAGCTGGAAATTAAAAAATCAAAAGGAAAATGATTAATGCTATAGTTTTTTCTAAAGATAGAGCTATGCAATTAAATTTGTTGCTCGAATCAATAGAATTAAATTCAAAGGATTTATTTAGAATATCAGTTCTATATAAAAGCTCAAATGAAAAATATGAAAATGGATATTTAATTATAAAAAACAAATATCCTAATATAAAATTTATAAAAGAAGAGGATTTTAAAAAACAAACTCTAAATTTATTGAATACAGAACTTTTATATTCTTGTTTTTTTACTGATGATGATATTATATATAAAGAAATAAAATCAGATTTAATATTTAAAACAATAATAGATGATTTAGATATTTTTTGCTTCAGTTTAAGATTGGGCAAAAACACAACCAATTGTTACACCATGCGTGCAAACAATGTAATAATTCTTTTATCAGAAGAAAATGGAATTATAAAATGGGACTGGACAAAACACTACATGGACTTTGGCTATCCATTATCTGTTGATGGTCATATTTTTAGAACAAAAGAAATATTAAAATTATCAAATATTATAAATTTTCAAAATCCAAATACATATGAAGCCGCACTTCAGGCTTTTGATAATTATCCAAAATATAAAATGGCTGCTTTTGAAACAAGCGTTCTTGTTAATTCTCCCATTAACATTGTTCAAAATGTTTTTGAAAACAGAAAAGCAGAAACATATAATTACAATACAGAAGAACTAAATGAGATGTTATTAAACGGCAAAAAAATTAATTATGATGAAATAAATTTTAATAATATAATTGGTTGTCATCAGGAATTAGAATTAAAATTTAAAAACATATAAAAATGTCAGATAAAAAAAATATAGGCATATTAATAATTGCTACCGGCAAATACGACCAATTTATACCTCCACTATATAAATCAATAGAAAAATTTTTTTGCACAAATCATAATGTAAAAATGTTTGTTTTTACTGATGGAATAATTCCTGAGAATTCTAAAATAGAAAAAATTTATCAGGAACACACTAAGTGGCCAAATCCAACTCTTAAGCGTTATCATATATTTGATAAACATTCAGATTTTTTATCTAAAATGGATTATCTATATTATTTGGATGCAGATATGAGAGTTGTGGCACCTATTGGAGAAGAAATTTTTCCAGATACTGAATCTGAATTAGTAGGAACTGAACATCCCGGCTTTTTTGGTGGCAGAAGAGGAACTTATGATACAAACCCAGACTCAACAGCATATGTTGGAAACCACGAAGGAACTTGTTACTATGCTGGAGGATTTAATGGTGGAACCTCAGAGGCTTTTTTAAAAATGTCTCGTACAATAAAAGAAAATATAAACAAAGACTTAATAAAAGAATATATCGCAATATGGCATGATGAATCTCATTTGAACAGATATTTCATAGATAATCCTCCTAAAAAACTATCTCCAAGCTATTGTTACCCAGAATCATGGAATCTTCCATTTGAAAAAAAAATATTGGCATTAGACAAAAATCATTCTGATTTAAGAAATTAATATGGCAGCAAAATATAATAGCACCTGGGGCTTTAATATACCGAACGATGAATTACCTGATGATATTGAGGTATGGATTGATTGTTTTAATGGATTAAGTGATTCAAAAAGCAAAATAAAAATATTTGTAGGCATAGAACCAAATGAAATAGTACGATTAAACAATATTATTATAGAAAGACAAAAAGATTTTAATTATATCTTAACATACGATGATGATTTGATAAAAAAAATAGAAAATGGAATTTTATTTGAATATGGTACAAAATGGGTTGAAATAGAAAACTATAACTATCCAGATAAGAAGTTTTCAGTATCTACTGTTTGTGGATTTAAAACAATAACCAAAAACCACTTATTAAGACAAGAACTTTGGTACAATCAAGATAAAATTAAAATACCCACAGATTTTTATGAAAGTCAATATGGAGGAGTAGAAAACATCAAAAATAATAAAATTTTAAAAGACAGCAAGTTTCCTTTGTTTGATAGTATGTTTCATATATGCATAGAAAATGTAACCCGAAACAACTTCTTCAGCGAAAAATTAATAGATTGTCTTTTATGTAAAACAATACCAATTTATTGTGGATGTCCCAATATAAATAATTATTTTGATACATCTTCATTCATTGTTGTTAACAACTTAGAAGAAATAATTAATAGTTGTAATAGTTTAAATCCTGATTATTATTATTCACATTTAAATTCAATTGAATATAATTATAAACAAGCTTTTCAATGGATTGATTACAATTCCAGGTTAAAAAACAAAATAAGACAAATTTTAAATTTATGAAATTACATTTAGGTTGTGGAGAAAAAAAAATACCAGGATTTATCAACGTAGATATTAGACCAGATGTTAATCCTGACATAATTGATAACATTTCTAATCTAAGTCAATTCGAAGACGGTTCTGTAGATTTAATATATTGTTGTCATGTTTTAGAACATTTTGGTAGACATGATTATTATAAAGTTTTACAAACTTGGACAAAAAAATTAAAAAAAGGAGGTAAATTAAGATTATCGGTTCCGGATTTAGATGTTGCAATTAAATTAATTTATGAAAAAAAATATCCTCTAAAAAAAATCATAGGATTATTTTATGGAGGACAAACATACAAAGAAAATTACCATTATATGGGATTTAATTATGATATTTTAGAAAACGATTTGAAAGAGTTGGGATATAGTAAAATTTATAAATGGGACTGGAGAAAAACTGAACATTCTAATATAGATGATTATAGTCAAGCGTACTTGCCACATATGGATAAAGAAAATGGAACCCAGGTTAGCTTAAATATAGAAGCAAAAAAATGAATAAAGGAATATCTATTTTATTAGCTGTATATAATGGAGAAAAATATATAGAGCAATCATTAAATTCAATAATTGGTCAAACATTTAAAGAGTGGGAATGCATTATTGGTTTTAATGGAACAAAAGATAATTCAAAAAAAATAGTTGAAAAAATTATAAGTCAAGATAATAGATTTAAAATTTTTGATTTTGGGGACGATAAAGGGAAAGCAAAAACCCTAAATAAAATATTACCTTTAGCAAAAAATGATTGGATTGCAATACAAGATGATGATGATATTTGGCTACCCAAAAAATTAGAAAATCAAATACAATATATAGATACATATGATGTTATAGGAACTAATTGTCAATATATTAATGAAAACGAAGAATATATAGGACACCCGAATATTTCATCCAATCACAATGAAATCATTAACAAATCTTTAAACGGAGAAAATCAAGTAATTAATACATCTGCAATATTTAAAAAAGAAAAAGCCTTAGAAGTTTCTGGGTGGGATGAAACAATAGATGGGATAGAAGATTATGATTTTTGGCTTAAATTAATGATTTTGGGATGCAAATTTATTAATATCAATAAAATATTAGTTTGCCATCGTTTGCACACTAAAAGCAATTTCAATACAAAGAAACACGACACAGAATCTCTTATAAAAAAATATAAAAAAAATGTTAATACCATTTAGACAACTTTTATTTAAATTTAAAAGAATTCCAAAAGGAATAATACATGTAGGTGCTCATATAGGAGAAGAAGCATTTCAATATGAAGAATGCGGGATAGATAATGTAATATGGATTGAAGGCAACCCCGAAGTATTTAAGGTTTTGTGTGAAAACATATCTAAATACACTAATAACTATGCTTTTAATTGCATAATATCCGATAAAGATAATGTTGAAGTTGATTTTAATATTACAAACAATAATGAATCATCATCAATTTTGGAATTAGATTTACACAAAAAACATCATCCTCAAATTTATGTAACAAATGTTATTAAAGGAAAAACAAAAACTTTATCTACTTTATTCAAGGAAAATAAGATAGATATTAATAATTATAATTTTATGAATATTGATTTACAAGGAGCAGAATTACAAGCACTTATTGGATTTGAAGAATTTCTTGATAAAATTGATATGATTTATACCGAAGTAAATAAAAACACTCTATATAAAGACTGTACACTAATTGACAACTTAGATGAATATTTAAAGAAATGGAATTTTAAAAGAGTAGAAACTGTTTTTACCGAATATGAATGGGGGGACGCATATTATTTAAAAGAAACAAATGATAAACATATTATATAATAATACAAATAACGGACCTGGTAAAGTAGCAACCAACTTAATAACTGGCTTAGAACTTATTGGAGAGAAATACATAATAAATCAACCTATTGATAAATATAAAAAAAACATAGCATTACAATGGCACGATAATTTGTTAGAAAAAAATTATGACCCAAAATCATTAATAGTAGGACCAAACATATGCACAATTCCTTCCGATAATAATTTTATTTTAAGTAAAAATTATTTTAAAATAATAACTCCAAGTGAATGGGTAAAAAATTTATATTTAAGACAACTACCCGAAGATTTAATTGAGGTGTGGCCCGTGGGCATAAATCATTATAAATTTTTTGAGATTAATGAAGAAAAAACAAATGATTGCTTGATATATTTCAAAAGAAGAAACGAAATTGATATTGGTAAATGCATTAAAATATTAAAAAAATTTAATCAATCTTTTGATATAATTTTTTATGGCTCATATAATGAAGAAGATTTTATTAAAAAAATAAATCAATCTAAATATATTTTTTTAATTAATAATACAGAAAGTCAAGGAATTGCAGTACAAGAAATTATGTCTTGCAACAAACCAATATTGTGTTGGGATGTAAAGTATTGGAATGATTATGGAGAACAGCATAAGATAGAAGCGTCTTCTGTTCCATATTGGGATTCAAGAGTTGGAGTAAAGTTTTATGATGAAAGTGAAATAGAAAAAAGTTTAGATTCTTTCTTAAACAATCTATTGACTTTTAAGCCAAGAGAATATATTTTAGAAAACCTAAACATAAGTAAACAAGCAAAAAAAATATTAAATTTATTTAAAAATAATGAATGAAAGTATATCAGTAATATTATCTGGATTTAAAAGACCCTATACATTTAAAGAACAGTTTACAGCTATAAAAAGACAAAGTATAGAAATTCAAGATATATATTTTTGGCAAAATCAATCAGATTGTCAATTTGACCCTAATATTGTTAGTTTATGTAAAAGTTTTATAGGAAATACCAATTTAGGAGTATGGGCAAGATTTGCATTTGCTTTAAATTGTAAAACAAAATACATTTGTATTTTTGATGATGATACTATTCCTGGAATTAATTTTATAAAAAATTGTATTGAATCAAACAAACAAAAACCTGGCCTATATGGAACTATAGGCTTAATATATAAATCATCAGAAACCTATTTGGGTGCTCAAAGATATGGTTGGGACGGAATAAATAACAAAGAAATACAAAAAGTTGATATAGTTGGACATGCTTGGTTTTTTGAAAGAGAACTATTAAGCACATTTTGGAGAGAACTTCCGGACGAATCTGATTTTTATGTAGGAGAAGACATGCATTTTTCACATATGATTCAGAAATATTCACCAGATTATTCAACGTATGTTCCTCCACATCCGTCTGATGATAAAAGTTTATGGGGAAGTCTAAAGGGATTTGAATATGGTGGTGACCATTTGGCTACTGCAAATTTTGCAATCCCCTTAATGGACGAATATTTTCATAAAATAATCAACAAAGGATTTAAAGTTATAAATTCATAAGTTTTATGTTTTTTATAATAATAAACAAGTAACAACAACACTAAAAAAATAAGCATTTATTGACTTTTTATTCTTAATTAATATATTGAAATATGAAAATAATTTCTTTAAGTATGGGCGCACATGATTCTTCATATGCAATATTTGAGAATCAAGAATTAATTATTCATGAAGAATTAGAAAGAATCAATAGAATAAAAGAAACCGATGCGGATATTGTTCAATATCTTGAAGATTCTAATATAAGTTTAGATGATTTTGATTATGTATTAACATATAAACACGGAGAAGCGAAGTGGTATTCACCTAAATATCTTGAATATAAATCTAAAAATATTCATAAATGTTTTGAAATTGGTCATCACTTAGCTCATGCTGCAAATGCATATTATTCAACAGACATTAATGATGCTACTGTAGTAATAATAGATGGTGGTGGATGGGAAGAAATTCCAATATCAAATAGCGTTTGGAGTGTTCATGAAAATAAATTCAATCTTTTAAAATCATCTTTTGATGTTAACATTGGTGGTATTTGGTCAAATGTAACATCTAAAATATTTGGTTTGTGTGGTGGGGGTCCCCCATTTGGCTGTCAAGCAGGAACAGTAATGGCAATGAGCTGTATGGGAAAACACAATCCTAACATAAATTTGTTTAACTTACCTAACGAAAATATATTAACACAACAAGAAAAATACGATTATGCATACGAGCTTCAACAATTTACTGAAACTTTTATAACTAATTATATAAGTGATATAATAAAAAACAGCTCTACCAAAAACTTATGTTTAGCAGGTGGTGTTGTATTAAATTGTGTTTACACTGGAAAATTAAAAAAATTATTTCCTGAATTGGAATTTATATATATTCCACCAGCACCATATGATGCAGGATTAGCCATTGGGTGTGCTCAATATTTTTTATTTTCGGTTCTTGGACTTAAAAGAGTTAAAACCGGACTTTATAATTCGCCTTATTTAGGAAAATTATATTCAGATGAAGATATAAAAAAATCAATATCACAATATCAAAATATTAATGTTAAAGACTCTTCTATTGAAGAAGTAGTAAAACTTTTAACTGAAAAAAACATAATTAGTGTCTTTAACGAAAGGAGTGAGTCAGGAAGAAGGGCACTTGGCAATCGTTCTATACTTGCAGACCCAAGGCATTCTGATATGAAAGATAAAATTAATGAAAAAATTAAACATCGTGAATGGTTTAGACCTTTTGCACCAGCAATATTGAAAGAAAATATGTCAGAATGGTTTGAATTTGAAATTGATAGCCCATATATGAGTTTTGCCATTCCATTTAAAGAAGAAAAGAAAAAATTAGTTCCTGCGGTAGTTCATTTGGATGGAACCGGAAGATTACAAACAGTAGAAAAAAACAGAAATAATTTTTTTTATTCACTTATTTCGGAATTTAACAAACAAACAAACATTCCAATAGTTTTAAATACAAGTTTTAATGACAAAGAACCAATTGTTGAAACCCCTTCTGATGCAATCAATTGTTTCCTAAAAACAAATTTGGATTTTTTATATTTTTCACAAACCAAACAACTAATTAGTAAAAAATGAAAGATTTTAATGAAGAATTAATTAAATTATATAGCATGATTAAATCGAAAAAAAATTTTTCATTTAGTAAATATGCTGATGGAGAATGGTCTGTTATTAAAAATATACCATTAAACAATAATGAATTTGAATTTTTACCACACATGCATCAGTTTTATAGAAATAAGCTGATTGAATCTTTTAAGTTTAAAGATGATAATTATATAATTGGTATAAGTTGTGAGTGTTGTCAAGGAATAGACACACACAAGGATATGATAAATTTCAGTGAACAAAAAATTGAAAATGTTACTTATGCAAATATTTTCGTAAATAGCAATTACGAAAAATACAAAGAACTTTTTATACCAATTTATAAGGAAAAAAAAGTAATATTAGTAGCTAATACCAATTCTGTTTTTGAAAATCTGCCTTTTACTCCATTTAAGATTTATAAAGTAATAAAAAATTCTTGGGTAAACAATTACTCCTTAATTAGTATTATACAAAATGACATTGTTAAAGAAGATTTAAAAGATTGTTTGTTTTTATTTTGTTGCGGTCCATTTGGAAATATACTTGCTCATCAATTATTTGAATTTAATAAAAACAATACATATATAGATATTGGAAGCACACTAAATCCCTGGTTACAATCCGAAGGATTTAAAAGAAGTTATTATCTACCAAACTCTGACGTTGCAAATAGAAAGTGTATATGGAATTAAATTATTTATTATATACCCATCAAACATATTCAGATATGTGGAACTGCCACCTCGGAAGGCTTAAAAATTTTTTTCCAGAATTAAAAAAAGTATACATAGCATCAAATGATTTCAATAATCATACTTTTGACTATCCTTTTGCATGTGAATTAATAAAATATAACGATTCGTTATTATATAATAAAAGACTTTTAGAAATTTTAAAAAAAATTAATGATGAATATATAATTTTTTGTCATGAAGATATGATATTGTATGACCACGTAAAAGTCAATTTTATAATTGAAAATTTAAATGTTTTAAAAAAAAATCCAAAATATTCTTTTGTAAGATTTCAAAAATCTGGAATTAATACAATTTCTAATGAAAATTATATGTCTCCTGGCTTATTTGAAGTTACTAATAATGATTATGTTTTATCAATAACTCCATCAATTTGGAATGTTAAAGATTTAAAAAACATATGTGAAAAAACACAACCATTAAACATTTGGGACTTTGAAATTTATGGTACTAATTTTTGTATTAGTAATGACATTTTGGGTTTATATTCTTATCATAAAACGAAACAAACTGGTGGTCACTTTGAATCTTTTGAATTCCCGAATATTTGTACTGCCGTATTTAAAGGAAAATGGAACTTTGAGTATAAAGACGAAATAAACAAAATGGCAAAAGAATATAACATCAATACTAATATTCGTGGTTGGAATGGATAAGGAAATAGCTATAGTTATCGAAGGTAGGACTACTTTCCAAAAAAACGTAATTGAACATTACAAAAATATAAAAAACAATATAATAATATCAACTCTTGATAATGAAAATATTGATATATACAAACAAAATAACTTTTGTATATGTCACAATAAAATACCAGAACATTCCGGTTATGCAAATTTAAATTATCAAGTTACGAATGTCTATAATGGTATTATAAAAGCCGAAAAAATGGGATTTAAATATGTTATGAAAATAAGAAGTGATATGTTTATAAGTGATACAGTAAAATTCATAGATATGTTGGAAAAAAACAAGGAAATTATTTATTTTCCTGCATATCACAATTGGGATGGTGGATACTTTGTTGATTATATTATGTTTGGTCATATTGATAATATGAAATCTATTTGGAATTTAGATTTTTCCACAAAAAATATATTTCCAGAAAGACAAATAAATGATAACATATCTAAAAACTTAAAAGGTAAAACAGCAAAAGCTTTTTTACCTATTATATATAAATACTTTACTTGTTTTTGGATTAAAAAAAATATATTTTTAAATGATTATGAGAAAGACAAACTTTTTATTTATGATGATTTCATAATCTAAATTAAATTATTACTACTGTCAAAATAATATTTTTTATTAAACAATTGTTTACTTTAAATTATTGGTCATTATTTATATGATAAACTATGAAAAAAATAATATTTGATAGTGTTCCCTCATGGTGTCCTTTTTCTGTAAAAGAAATTGTTGCATTATTCAAATTTGATTTAAACAAAACCTATTCAGCTAATGTTGAATACTCTTGTGTTCATTGTAAGAAAAAAAAATCAAAGAAAATAGGTCAGATTAGAAAAGAAATAAAAAACAAAACCTTTACTTCTTTGTGTAGTAAGTGTGCTGGTTTCTTTAAAAGAAATAACAAAATAAATATTAATAATTTAATACTACCCCAATGGGTAATTGATTGGCTAAAATATACCAAAAAAAACAAAAACATAATAATAAATAACATTAAAAATGGAAAATCTAAATCAATAATTATATCGGGAGTTTTTAATTCTGGAATCGAATACAAATGTATTAATTGCAACAAAGACATAATAACAACAATAAGCAGAATTAATACTAATATTAAACAAAAAAAATTTACAGGACTATGTAAGGGTTGTATAAGTTATATAAGACATTGTGGTTATAAAAACAAAAAAAAAACAACTTACAACGGATATGTATTAATAAAAAAAACATCTGCACCAAAAGAAACACATTGGTTATTTGATTGGAAAAAACCAGTCTTGGAACACAGATATGTTATGAGTGTTCATTTAAACAGAAAATTATTTACCAATGAAATAGTCCATCATAAAGATGGAAATAAAAAAAATAATTCAATTTCTAATTTAGAACTATGGACAACAGAACACCCTTATGGACAAAAAGTTATAGATAAATTAAATTGGGCAAGAAAAATACTAAATAAATACAAAGAAGAATATCCAAATCTTAGTTTGGGTATAGAAAACCAAAAAAACAAAGAAATAAAATGCATTTGCTTTGATATGGACGGCACAATTGTGGATATGGTAGAATGGCACTTTACTGCTTTAAATAAAGCCTTGTCTGATTTTAATCTAAAACCAATAACAACCGAAGAACAAAATAGCATTTTTAATGGACTACCCACTAAAGTTAAATTAAGAATGCTTAAAATAAATGAGGATTTAATTAATAAAATAAATAAAAAAAAACAAGAGTATACAATTGATATAATTAAAGAAAACTGCAAAAAAAATACAGAGCTAATTGAAATTTTTAAATACATTAAATCAAAAAAAATAAAAATTGCCATAGTTTCAAATTCAATTAGAAACACAATAGAATTAATAACAGAAAAATTAGGAATTCAAAAATACTGTGATTTATTAGTTTCAAATGAAAATGTAAAATTTTCAAAACCAAATCCAGACCATTATTTAACTGCTTGCAAAACACTCAATGTTAATCCTGAAAACACATTAGCTATTGAAGATAATTTTTATGGTAAACAATCTGCCATTACTGCAGGCTTACAATTATTGCCAATATTAAAGTATGGAGACTTAACCATTGATAAAATAAAAAAAATTTTAAAATGATACAATCAACAATTTTAATACCTATGGCTGGAGCAGGCTCAAGATTTACACAGGCTGGTTATACCTTTCCTAAGCCACTAATTGAGATTAACAATAAACCTATGATTCAGGTTGTTGTTGAAAATTTAGATATTAAAGGGACATTTGTATATGTTGTGCAGAAAGAGCATTATGAAAAATATAATTTACATTATGTTCTTAACCTAATTACTCCGGGATGTAAAATAGTACAAACAGAAGGATTAACAGAAGGTGCTGCATGTACAACGTTATTAGCTAAAGAGCACATTAATAATAATAATCATTTAATAATTGCTAATTCAGACCAATTTATAGAGTGGGATTCTAATGGATTCTTTTATTCTATAGAAAACGATAGTATAGATGGACATATATTAACTTTCACTTCTACACATCCTAAATGGAGCTTTGTAAAAGAAAATTCAGAAGGGTATATAACCGAAGTTGCTGAAAAAAAACCAATATCAGACATTGCTACTGTGGGAATTTATAGTTGGAATAAAGGCTCTGATTATGTAAAATATGCAGAGCAAATGATTAGCAAAAACATAAGAGTTAACAATGAATTCTATGTTGCTCCAGTATATAACGAAGCAATTTTAGATGGTAAAAAATTTAAAAAGTTTAATATATCAAAAATGTGGGGTCTTGGAACACCAGAAGACTTAAATTTATTTCTTAAAAACCACAATGAATGAAAAAGTATAAATTAAAAAATTTTACAAAAGGATGGTTTATAGGTAATTTTAAACCAACTATATTAAATTCAAAAAAATTCGAAATTGCCGTTAAGTATTATAAACCAGGAGAATCGGAAGATTCGCACTATCATAAAAAAGCTACTGAATATACTATAATTGCAAAAGGTAAAGTAATGATGTTTAATAAAATTTTTAAAAAAGGAGATATAGTAAAAGTCAAACCGCTTGAAAAAACATCTTTCATTGCTTTAAAAAAAACAATTACAGTTGTAATTAAAACTCCAAGTATTACAAACGATAAATATTTAAATTAATGATTTTTATATCTCATAGAGGTAATTTAGAAGGTAAAGGAGGAGAAAATTTAGAAAATCATCCAGATTATATTAACAAAGCCTTAAAGGAAGGATTTGATGTTGAAATTGATGTTTGGTTAATTGACCAAAATAAATTATTTCTCGGCCACGATGAGCCTAAATTTGAAGTTAATGAATCATTTTTAAGAAATAAACATCTATGGTGTCACGCTAAGAATGAACCGGCTTTAGAATTAATGTTAAATCATGGCCTTCATTGTTTTTGGCACCAAACAGATAAATATACTTTGACTTCTAAAGGTTTTATATGGTGTTATCCAGGATCTCCTGCTTTAAAAAATTCTATTGTTTTAGAATTTAATAAAGAACTATTACCTGATTATATTAATAATTTATCAAAAGTAAGTGGAATTTGTTCAGACAACATTAAAATGATAAAAAAGAATTTTTAATATTTTATAATTTCTAATTTTTATTTTAAAAAATAATTTGTATTTTAGCACAAATTATAAAAAATGAATAAAATAATCTTAACCTGTATTTCGATTTTAAAATATGCAATTAAGAATAAGTGCAGTCTTAGAAAAGCTTGTTCTAAATACAAAAAGCGTCCAAATTTTCTTACTGATTACAAAAGAAGAGGATTAGAAAGAGATTACTCGAATAAAAAAATAACACATGATCAATATGCTGAATTTATAAATTTATATAACGAATTTTTATATATTGATGAAGAAGAAAAAGAACTAAACAAATTAACAAAAAACAATCAATTTGATGTAGAATTAACTGAAGAAGAAATAAAGGAAATAGAGTATGATGCAGAAAAAGATGATAAATATGATGAGAGAAGCATAGGTAATTCAATAAAAGATGATACTGGAAAGATAACTCATTATTACTATAAAATATTAGTAAGAGACGAACCGCCTCTTGAAGGAAATTTCTCAAGAGAAGAAATGGATAAAATCTACAGGCTATATTCAAATTTAGATGGTGCAGGCCTAACCCTAAGAGCAGTATCCAGAGAATTTCACAACCTAACATTTAGGGATTTTAAAAGAATCTTAAGGGCTTTTAACATAACGAAATCTTCCGTACCAGTTGCTCCACATATATTAGAAGAGAAATCAGCAGACGATATAACCCAAATAATTATAAGAAATAAGGAAAATTTAGTTTTAAAAAAATTAGATACCGAAAGAAATAAATTATTTGAAAAATACTTACTGGATGCTCAAAAAAAATTAATAAAATATCAACAACACGAAGAGTGGATCTCTGAAATTGTTGATAAATATTTTAAAAACAATAAGCCTCAAACAGGAGATTTTTTAAATTTAAAAAAAGAAAAAAAGTCTATACAACAGGGTAATTCTACTATATGTGTTTTTGGAGATATTCATTATGGAAAAAAATTTAACAACCCAATATTAGGCAGAGCCTACAATAAAGAAATAGCTCATGAAAGAATATTGCAAATAGCAGATTTCATAATAAATGATCATAAAAACAGAAACTCCAAAGAAATAATTATGATATGCGTTGGAGATTTGGTGGAGTCTATTATGGAAGACGGTATGCACCCTGGACATTTATATGAAATGGATCTTTTTCAAGAAGAACAAATTTTTTTCGCAGTAGATTCTTTAAAATCCATGATAATACACATATTAAAAAATACTAATTGTCCAATTAAATTTAATGCAATACAAGGAAATCACGATAGAATAGGAATAGGAAGAGATGATGATAAAAATAGAACAGCAGGTAAAATTATTTGTAAAATACTTGAAAGAGAACTGTCTTCATCGTCAGACAAAATATCTTTTATTATTCCAAAAAACAATTTGCTAAGAATAGTAACAGGAAAGGTTATGCTGTTTGTTCAACACGGCGATTCTGGTTTAAGCAAGAAAAAACCTTCAGAAATAATAAACTTACAAGGCGAACCAGGTTGTTATAACGTTTTATTACAAGGACATTGGCACTCACTCAGAAGCGAGGAAGGAAATAACTATATTGCTATGAAAATACCATCAGTAGCATCAACAGATAAATTTATTCTTGAAGAATTAGGTAACAATAATTTGTCTGGTTTTATTATCGGATACCAACCTGAAGATTGTTATGGATTCAACTACTCTAAAATAACATTAAAATAAAATGGAAAACAATCAAAATTCAAAATCAGAACCAATTGAAAGAGAGTTTTATGTCCTTACAGTTGATAAGCTAAATAAAAAATCAAGAATACACACAAGAGAAACGGTATTAAAATGGATTGAGGACTTAGAAAAAAAAGAAATTCCATACTATAAAATAGAATATGCCATAAATGTGCCTATCGAAGAAGTAAAGAATCCATTTATTAATGATTCTCTTTTTTGTGGAGCGGTAGTGAAGTTAGAGCTTAGAGGAAATGAATTATATGCTACAGCTAAATTCAAAAAAAATTCAATTCCTACAGAAAAAATGTTAGACAATAATTTTTATGACAATTTAACTCTAACACCAAAGGGTAAAGGAAATGTAAAGAACAATAAAATATATAATTATGTTTTAATTGGTTTTAATTTAGTAGAAGAAGAAAAGTCTACCTTTTCAAAAGTTATGTCCGAAAAATTAAATATATTATAATAATATATTTTACAATTAATAAAAACCGCCAAAAACAGGCGGTTTTTTTATTTACTTTAATTTTATATATAATATTTTTACATAAAAAACATGAACAAGAATAAAATTTTAGCAATAACAATTGATGAGATTATAAGGGATTTTAATGAGCAATTTGATAATATCTATAGAAAAAAATTTATAAAAAATCCCGGTTTAGTTAATATGAATAAAAATTTTGAGGTTGTTTTAGAAGATGAACAGGAAGAAGAATTTAAAAGATTAGAAGAAAAAGCAAACGCACTTATTCATTTTCCGATAACAACTGAATCCTTAATAAATCACTATGAATTTGATTCATATTCTGCATATGAAAGTTTTCTTGAAAATCATTCTTTAGAATTATATGGAAGTGCAGGACAAATCCCTGGAGGTATGCAAGAAACAAATAAATTATATTTTAATAAAACAAAAATAGGTTTAGAAGATGTTATTCTTGTTTGTCCTGGAAATAACCAAAAAATAATTTCAACACTACACTTTTTAGTTAAAACAGGATGCAAAGTTGGTCATATTATTTTTTTAAGTGATTTATCCGAAATATGGAATTATTCAAATATAGTAATTACAGATAGGCCAGAAATAATAAATTCTGCTCCAGAAGGATCTAAAATCATTAAAGTAGAAAAAGAATATAATAAAAAATTATCAAGCAATGCGACTATAAATTCTTTAAAAGAATTAGAAATAACAAAATTTACTAATTTATTATTAAATAATAAATACGAATAACAATTTACTTTTATATACAAAAAAGTAATTTCAAATTATTAAACAAATAAATAAAATGTCAGAAGTAACAGAAGAAGTTAAACAAAAGGAAAATTTATCAGCAGAACACAATAATGTTGTTAATTCTGTAATTGATAAAATTAAATCTAATAATTTTAAAATTTATTATTACTGCCCTCCCATGAATACTCCAAGCGGAGGAATAGGTGTAATTTTTAAACAAGCTAAAATATTGCAAGAAGCAGGATATAATGTAACAATAATTTACGAACCAAGACAAGATACAAAGGCATCTTTCCAAGAATCTCAAAAGAAATCAAAAAAAATAGAAATATTCGAAAGATTTAAACCCGATTGGGTAGGGAAAGATGCAGAGGGAATTAAACTTCAACCTTTAGGAAATTCAGAGTTAAGATTTAATGATGGGACAACAGAAAAAGCAGAAATGCTTTCAATAAATCCAGAAGATTTTGTTATTATCCCAGAAGGCTTCCCTAATGTCATGGAAAGATTTGTACAAATTCCATGTAAAAAAATTGTTTTTGCACAAAGCTGGTATTATATATTAAACTCCATGAGCGTTGGCCAATCTTGGAAAAATTGGGGAATTGAAGATGTTATTTCTATTTCTGATGGAATATCAGAATATATTAATGTAATTATGCCTGGAATGAGAATAAAAAATTATTCTCAATCAATTGATAGGAATTTGTTTAAACCCAAAAAAATATCTGAGAAATTTCCAAAAATTGCATTTATGCCTGGAAGAACACAAGATGCAATTTTAAAAACTTATAATGTAATAAAAACATTTTATTGTTTTTATCCTCAGTATAGATGGATCAGATTTGATGAATTAAAAGGGTTAAGTAAAGAAGATTTTGCAAACAGATTAGCAGAGTCTTCTCTTGCACTATACACTGACGAAATAGCCGGTTTTGGAACAATGCCTTTAGAAGCTATGGCTTGTAACACTCATGTCGTTGGGTGGACCCCTCTCGGAGGCAAGGAATATATGAATAGCCAAAATGGTTATTGGGCACATAATGGTGAAATTTTCCAATTGGCAGAGCTTCTTGGAATAGCAATAGAAAGACTTTTAACTGGTATGTTAGATGATAAAAGCGTTTATGAAGAATATGAAAAAACTTTATCAAAATATACCGAAGAAAAAGAAAAAGAAGGTGTTCTAAAAATATATAATGAATATAAAACAGAAAGAATTCAAGAACTCGAAAAATTAAAACAATAATAAAAATGAAAAAAATAAATTTAGATACTAAAAACAATAAAGAAACATTACTTGTTTTGCCAATAAATAAGTTAGAGGATTTCCCATTAAACGAATGCCTATATTCAATAGCTGAGCAATCTGTTCCAGTAGATGTATTGGTGTTGGTCAATGGATTAAACAAAGATCAAGTTGATCATTTAGAAAAAATAATAGAGTCTCCCAAAATAACAATATCCAAGAAAAATGAAAAAGGAGAAATAACAAGAGAAGAAATAGTTTCAAAAAATGATATTAACTATGTAATTGAAATAACCAATTCTGATACTTTCCAAAAAGTGTTTAATGAAGCAGCAAATTATGCAAATATAAATGAATATAACTTTTTTTCAGTAATAGAATATGATGACGTATTAGATAATAAATGGATAGAAAAAGTTTCTTTGTTTGCTAATGATAAAAAAGACATAGATGTGTTTTTACCACTTACCAGAGAAATGTCTAATGGTGTCTTTTTGGGATTTTTTAATGAAGCATCTTGGGTGGACGGATATGCTGAAGAAGCCGGATTTTTTGATCACAATTTATTATTAAGGTTTAATTGTATGAATATTACCGGTTCGGTATTTAAAACAAAATCTCTTATAGAAAAATCCGAAAATAAAGAAGGAGTATATAAGCCAATAAAAGAAAGTATGAAAATAGGATATTCATATGAATTCTTTTTACGAATGATTTATGAATCGTTAAAAATGTTTACAATTCCAAGAATAGGATATGAGCACAGAATTGATCGGCCTTGTGAAAATGTAAATTATTTTAGTTCCAAAATCCCAAGAGATATTATATCAAAAGATCAAACTAAAGGAGGGATAACAACAGAAGAACATTCATTTTGGTTGAATTTAGCAAAAAAAGAATATTTTATTGAAACAGATCGTGGAATTACTTATAAAAAGTAATTCCACTTTTTAAATTTTAAATCTTTAATGGAAAAACCAAATAAAAAAATAAAAAGTTTAGAAGAACTTTCTTTCGATTCTATAGGAGATGAGTATATATATTTATTTGAAACTATAAGTCAATCGGATTTTTCTGATTTTTTAAAAGAAGAAGAAACAACAATAGAGTATCTTAGAGAATTATATAATGATTTAGTTAAGAATTCTTCTTTAGACATAAAATATAAAGATAGTAAACGATATTGGTTTAAAGAACAGGAAAAAGCAATAATAGACTATGTTAAATGTGAAAATAACATAAAAAAAAATGAAATTTTTAATGAACACCTATATAAACCATTAAACAAATTAATAGAAAATATAATATTTACATATAAATTATTTAGAAGCGATAGTAATATAAAAGACATACAACATGAATGTCTTGCTTTTTTAATGACTAAAATGGAAAAGTTTAATCCAGAGACTGGAGCACAAGCTTTTTCTTATTTTGGAACTATTGCAAAACATTTTTTAATGGGTGAACAAAGAAATGCATATAAATTTATAAAATCAAATGTTGACATAGACGAAAAAATAGATGAGGCAAGCGAAAAGCCAGACTATAATTATGAAATAGAGAACAATAACAACATAGATATTAATTTAGAAGTTTTTGAACAAATAATAACATTTTTTGAAAAAGATTTAAATAAAAAAACAACTAATAAACTAACAGAAGCAGATATAAAAGTAGCTGAGGCAATCGTAGTTTTATTTAAAAATCATGAATTAATAGGTTGCTATAATAAAAACAAAATATATTTCTTTATAAAAGAACACACCAGACTTACTACCAAAGAAATAACAAATAGCATAACGAAATATAAAAAAATTTATAAAAACATAAAAACAGATTACATACATAAAAAAAACAAATAAATTTTTAAGATGCATATTTATTTATAAAACAAATAATTATGTCAAAAATAGAAATTAATAATGATAGTTTTATAAATATTTTAAATCAAGTAGCAGAAAACATAAAAGAAGAAAGAAATTTAGCTCTTGATAGATATAAGACTCAGGACGAAAATATAGACAGTGATGAATCTTTTGCTTTACAAGGAAAGGTTTTGTGTGATTTATTGAAAATTGCTGCAGAAAGATCAAATGCACTAATGAATATGGGAAGATTACTGGCAGGAATTATATATAAAGATCCAAACATCCAACAAACTTCTTCTTCCTTATCAGATGAGGATATTAAAGAAGCAGTAAAAAGACAGCTCCAACAAGAGTCTGACAATTATGATATTGGAGATATTAATAGTAAATAAATTTAATTAAAATGGCATTTAAAAGCCCTGTAGTAAGCCCTTTAAATGAAAATCAAGAACGATTGTTAGCCCAATTAGGTTCTTTGAAAAATATTTTAACCCTACCTGTAAAAAAGCAAATAAAAGTAGCTCTTAATAAACAAATTTCATCTTTTGATTATTTGGTGCGAATCGCAGAAACAACGGCAGGGAAAGCATTTGTTGATATAATTATAAAGAAATTTATTGATACAGTATTTGATCCAAATAATGATAAACTAGAAAGAATAATACTTCATTCAATAGCAAAAAGCTTAGATAATCAAAATAAAAAAATATCCAACAATCCAAATATCAGTAATGATAAATGGCTAATAGATAATGCTTTGCCTTTCTTGAAAATAGTTTTTCAAGAAATAAAAGTTTTAATTGTAAAGCAATTAATAGCAATGATTTTTGGTCCAAAAAACAAGATGAATTTTGGAAACCCTCAACAAATTCAGAATTACCAATTTCCAGATTTAAATACTGTTTTAGAAAATGTAATTGCAGCAGAATCTATGTTTTCAATATCAACATCAGAAGGAAATGAATATGGAGATATGGAATACAATACCGTTCAATTAAAACAACAACTTGAGAGCGGAATAGTAAAATTTACAATTTCCTGTCAGGAAATAAAAATAAAATTACCGGAAACATTCGACCAAGATATTGATAATATTTTAAATAGTATTTTAAATACTTTGCCGGGTATAACCGGACAACCAACAACAGGAGTTATAAGAAATCCTGCAATTGCATTCGATTATATTAATAATCATGTCGCAAATGAAATACAGAGGATAAACTCTGAAGAAAATGTAAATGCAATAAGAAAAAGTTGGTCACAAATACTTTTAGAAAAAATAATAAATTTATTGATAATTTCAATAAGTCCATTTTTGCTCGAACTATTAAATAGGATAAATTCTGAAAACCCTACATTAAATCTTACTATTGTAGGAATAATATCGAGTCCTTTAGAATTAAAAAATCTTGAAAAATCTGATCCGGAAGAATTCGACAGAAAATCAGTTTTTATGAAAACTTTTTTAAACGCTATATATGCTTTGTTATTAAGTATTTTACTAAAGGCGTTAATAAAAGAAATAAAAAAATTAATAAAAAATGCCTTAGCAAAAAAGGCAGCAATGAAACTTCAGAACAAATTAAAAAAACTTCAAAAAGCAAGACAAAAATTCGAAAGTTTAAAACAAAACGCAGAAAAAGCTGCAAGGTCTGCCGAAGCACTAAAACAATTTGACGAAATATTTAATTATAATAACTTAGCTTAAAATGGGATTTATACCTATAGACGAAAAACTACAAAAATCAGATGTAATTGCAGATTATTTTTCAACACTTATTCAAGACGAAAGAAATGTGCTACCGAAACTGAATATACCAGAAATATTATTGGCAAAATTAAGACCAGGTTTAGATGCAAACGCCACACATAGCATAGTCGTATCAAGATTCAAAGAGGCTGGAATACCAACAGGACCGCTTTCTGAAGGGGTACCCAACTCTATGGAAGAGCTTACAAGAATAATTATTGAAGAGATTTTTGATTCAATACAAAATGAAATGAGAGTGGATACAGTAGTAGACCCAGGAATTCAAATAATATCAGCAGGAGCAAATGGAGGTGGACCAATAGTTACAAACGGAAGCAATCCGGCTCCTCATACCGGAATTGGAGTTCCAAGATAATAGGAGTGAAGAAAATGACTAAGACAAAAAATGACCTAATAAAAGAAATGCAATTTATAGCAGAAGATATTAATAAAAAAAAAGAAGAAATAGAAGTTATTTTAAAAGTTTTAGAAGAACTTGAAAAAAAATACTTTGAATTGGCAGAGGAAATAAAAAATAATTAATTATGGGAGGTAAAAACACTTTTTCAAACTTAGCGGAGAATTTTTTATCATCAAAAGGTCAAGATTTATTTAGAACACAACCTATACAATCTTCACGACTTATATATTCCGCTATTGTAAGAAGTGTTGATGACCAAGCTTTTCAAAATAGAATACAAGCAGAAATAGTTGGAATAGATGTTAATGGCCAGGTAATACCAGGGAAAGACAGAGATATACCATTAGAAAAATTGCCAATATGCCTTCCTTTTGGTAGTGAATTTTTACATGTTAGACCCAAAGTAGGAGAAATGGTTTGGGTAATATCAGAAAACCCTACAGATATAACTTCCCCAAGATTTTGGTTTGGACCAGTAATTACAAATCAAATAAAACTACCGTTCCAAGCATATGAAGAAAGTGTAAATATTTATAACAATTCTTCTTTTCAAAAAAAAGAGATACATGATGGAGCCACTTTACAAAATCAATTAAAACAAAGAGTTGTTTTGGCATCTCAAAACGAGATAGCATTACAAGGAAGGGATGATTCTGATATTGTTTTAAGACCAAGAGAAGTTGAACTAAGAGCCGGTAGATTTAAAAACAATTCTGTGGTTGAAATAAATACGGATAATCCTTGCAGAATACAATTAAAACAATTTGATACAAATCCAAATCAAACCGGAATAAAAAGCATAGATATTAATTTAGCAAATAAATTTATTCCTTTTTCTCAAATAAATATAAATGCAACAAATATTAATTTAATATCAAACGAAGGAAAATTCAAAAAAATTGGAGAAAAAAATCAAGAAAATAACAATCAAAGATTAAAAGACTTTGGAGAAGTAGCATTAAAGCTTCATCCAGTTGCATTTGCTGATGAACTTATTGTTTTATTAAAATTAATGCTTCAATATATGTTTACCCATATACACACTCCCCAAAACCCAGCTTTACCAAACAACATCAGTGCTCAATTAGAACCTTATTTAAATTCAGGAAAACTAAACGATATAGCCTCTGATAATATTAGGGTTAATTAAGATGTTCTTACAAGAATATCTGTTTCTGGCTGTCTAATCTGAAACATAGACATTGGAGTAGAAAAAATAGCGTTACTTATAGGTTCTATTTGAGTTCTTCTAACTCCTGTATTTAAGATATTTGTTCTTTGGCCAGTAGCCTGAGAAATAACGGTATTACTGTAAATTCCGCCTTCCATATTATAAAATCTTATATCAACCACATTTATGATTCCGGGTATTTCACGTATAGCGTCAACAATTTGAGATATATAAATATGTTGATTCATTTGCCATTTATCAACATTCATAAAATCTTTTATCATGTTAATTACGTTGACCTTAACCTCGTTTGAATTATATGTTTTGTCTATAAAAATATCTACTTCTATTTGAATATCTATTACTTTTCCATCATTTACTTCAACAAAATCATTAATCATTCTATACGGAACAAGATATTCTACTAAATTATTTTTAATAATATTAGGAGATCTTGTTGAAACTTTTCCGTTTGCATCTTTGGTCAAAATATAAAGCTTCACTTTGTTATCTTCTACTTTGCCATATATTCTGAAAGGAGTTCCATATTTACCTGGTAATTGATATGCCCTTGAAATATAATCTTCTAAAGTAACGCAACGTTTTTGTGCAGAAAAATTAGAGGCTATTAAATATTTTATTTCATCTACAGTCTGTAAATCAGCACCACCTATACCAGGCAGAGGGTTTGTTGCTCTTGTACTGGTTAAAACAGATTGTTGTATAGAACTGTTATTACCAACAAAAACCGCATCTATATTTCCGACTTGTTGCAAAATATTTGCTCCAACATTAGAAAGAACACCTCCTCCGATTCTATATTGAATATATAAAGTAGAATTTGCAGGCAATTTTACACCAAGAGCATTATTGTTAAAAATATCTGATATTTGTATAGAATCATCATCTATGGCGATATTAGCCAAATAACTTTCATAGGCATCATAATCTGCTGTACCGCCTCCAAAGGTCAACTTACAACTTCCATCTGCCATAAATTCTTTTATAAATCTTTGTGGAGCATCAATATATTTGCCGGTTCTAATACCATCAAAAATAGGCTGAGTGTCATCATCAACAAAAACTTGTTTCTGCGCCAAATCATCAACTTCAAAAAATCTAATTTCTAAATTATTAAAATCAGTAAAATTTGGAGGAGTTGTTAAACCAATGGCTGGTTTACAAATAACACTTATTATTTCTAATACATTTTTTTCTGGCAAAAAAACTTCTAAAAAAGGAGTAGAAGCTTCTTCTGAGCTTATTTCTTTTTTATAAATAACAGTAACACCAGCTTTTATTCGTTCTCTTTTTATTATTCTGTATCTTAAAATATCTTGATTAGAGTTAAAAACAGGAAGTATTTTTCTGTTTGCGACACCATCCTCTGAAAAATCAGATGAAAAATCGCATTCGTTTACTGTTTCAAAAACCTGACCACTTCCTTTGAGCTGAACCCCAGGTCTAAAAACTGGCAAATAAGATAAATCAGGGCCATCAGCAGTCGGAGGAACTTGAATTTCAATATCGGCTATAGTCATTGCCGGTCTAAATCCAACAGGATTATAACCAAATGTTTTTGCAAGCCTAAACACTGCAGTTCTTTCGGTAACTCCATCTAAAAATAATTCATTGAATCTTTTATCAGTATTATAAGAAAGAATGTCTGATACATAAGCCAATAATTCAACCAAAGACATTCCAATACTAGCAGAATTAAAATCCTGGAATTGATCTGGATAATAAACTTTTAAAAGATTAATCAAATCAGCCCTTATAGACTGATAATCTCTGCTTAAATAATTCTGATTTCTGCCTAATTCTGCCATTTAAAATTAAAATTGTCTTGGAATTTGAATAGTTAAGGTCTCTTCTATATCAAAAAAATCAATAATTACATAAACAATTTCTATTGATAATAAATTTTGATTTTCTTGATTTGTAAAATTTATTTTTCTTATTTCTACCTGAGGTATAAATTCTTGTACTTTTTCTCTTATTTTAATATTTAATTGATCTGTTGTTATTTGATCCAAAGGTTCAAAAAGATAGTCGTAAATAGGACTATACATCCTGCTTTGCATAACCCTTTGTCCTTTCCTAAGTGTCAATAAGGCAATTAAATCGGATCGTATAGCTGAATCTGTAGATTTTGATGTTTTAAAAACTCCTCCTTCTTCAGTTTCTTTTATTGGAAATAAGATACCTATACTTTTCATTATTAATAAATATATTAGTAAAAAAAACAAGCATTTTTTTGACGGTATATTTATAAAAAATTAAAAATATGGGACAATTTAGAATTTATCCAAATAAATCAAATACTATAGCTTCTTCATCGCATTTTGAAAACTATAATTCTTCTCAAAATCAAATAGCAAGCCTCTGGTATGGTGGTGGCTATTATTTTAATAATATATATAGAGAAAATAGTATAAGCAGACATTTAGTATATTTTGATCTGACTAATTTAATTTCTAAATTTTCTTCTAAAGAAATTTTATCGGGCAATGTTGTTTCTTATAAACTAAAAATGTTTAATGCTATTCCTTCGAAAGGAAGCTTAGAAAAAGAATTCCAGGCAAACCCTCTATTTAAACAAATAGCACGTTCTTTTGATTTAATTGTTTTTCCAATAAATAAATTTTGGGATGAAGGGTTGGGATATGATTTAGAAAAACAAAATTATTTAGTAAAATCTCACGGACAAGTAAGTTATACCGGATATAGCAATTGGAATTCTGCAACCACATTAACATCTTGGACAGAACCTGGAATTTTTTATAATCCAACAGCATCAACACCAAATTATTCAATTCAACATTTTGAAAAGGGTGATGAAGATTTATATGTTGATATAACAAACATAGTCAATGGATGGCTTAATGGAACATATGAAAATTATGGATTAGGTATTGCTTTCAATAGACCATATGAACTAATGAGTTCAGACACAAGATATATAACTTCATTTTGGACACAGCACACAAACTCTGCACTAAAACCACATATAGAAGTTTCATATAATCAAATAATAAAAGATAATAGAAATGAAGTCACCAACAACAGAATGAGTAGATTGTTTTTATATCTTTTTAGCGGAAATACACCAGTAAATTATTATTCAGCAGGAACGGTTTCAATAAAAAATTCATCAAACGTAGATTTATATACAGGATTAAATATAAATCAATTATCTAAAGGAGTATATTATATAGATGTTTGGATGAGCGGGGCAACTAAAGGACAAAAATATAAAGATGTTTGGAACGGAATTAGTATAAATCCTCCATATGATCAACAAGATATAGTTCAAAACTTTGAAATAAAAGAAAATTATTATTACTCAAACGCAAGAGATGTTAACGATTATGTTATAACAACTTATGGATTAGATAATAATGCTATTTTATCAAATGAAGAAGTTGTTAGAGTTTATATAGATTCAAGAGTAAACTACAGTAATAATAAGCCAAATATAGGATTTGGATTAAAATATAAAATAATGATGAATAATTATTTCGAGGTAGTTCCCTGGACGGAAGTTAATGATGCTATTATTAATGGTAATCTAAAATCTTTTTTTGATTTAGATACTTCATGGCTTTTAACAAACCAAAACTATCAAATTTATTTTAAAATAAATGATTTAGGAACAAATAAAATTTTATCTGAAAAAATACTTTTTAAAGTAGTTGATAAAATAAAGTAACTTCTTTATTATATAAATCATGTTAAAAAAAGAAGAAATAAAACTAAAAACAACCAAAACTGGAACTGTAATAAAATACTTTACCAATTTTTCTGGTCAAACAGAAAGTGGTGGAGAAAAAGCCTATTTATTAGTAGGGCTAAACAATTCTAAAAAAATTGTTTTAAACTATCTTGACACTATAACACAAAGAAATTTAGATAATAATTTTGAGTTTTTTTCTGGCAACTCAATATATGAAGGAAATGTTATTATTGAAACAAAAACACTTCTTAAAGAGAATGCAAAAAACAGAATAGAATCTTTTTATAGAAATAATATTGAAAGACAATTTTTGATTTATACAAATAATTCAGGAAACACATCTGACTTAATAACATATGTAGAGTTTGAAGACACAGAAATTAATGATATGTTTATTGATATATCCTTAGTAAGAACTTTTGACAACTTAGACACTTTAAATATTTACAATAATTCAATTAATGATTTTCCTGAACAAACATCAAATACAGGGGTTTTATTTGGAAGGCTTACTGCTGTTCAAAATATTTTAGATGAAAATGGAGAAAAAGTATTAATACCGCTTAAAAATACAATAGTGGGAATATTTAATCCTTCTGATCAATATCCTACAACTGCTTCTATTGATGAAAATGGAAACAGAATGACTTTGCACATAAAAGAAAATATTGCTACTGATTTATCAAACAACTTTAATCCATACTTTGATAAAGATTCTTTTTTATTAGACTACAACTACCTAAAAGATACAAGTACATTCTCTAGTATTCCGGAAATGTATAAATATACTGCCATGACAAATGAAAATGGAGAATTTATACTACATAATGTTCCTATTGGAGAACAGACTTTTATGTACGAGGTCAATATGTTAAAGCAAGGGTTAACTACAGATGAAGTTGCCTTAAACTTTTTTTCTTATCCAACAGAAGAAAGTCCTGTTGTTGATAAAATACCACATTATTTTTTTAGACAAATTCCTGTAAACATTTTGCCATCCTGGGGCAATAATCAAACAGGATATACAGAATTAAACATAAAAGTAAATTTAGATTTAAGAAAATGGTCAACATATGCCGTATCTCCTATAGCTTATAAAAATAAATCAATAGAAGAAATGTTAGCCGATGGAGTAACAACTCCTCTAACAGTTGCCATAAGAGATATGACAAAAAAATTAGACCCAACAATAAGACCAAAAGTTGAGGTTGTAGAAATAGCTGATGTTAATGACAGAAATCTCGATCAAGCTCATGAGTGGAGCGGAGAATTTAAACAGAAAAAGAATAAAGTTGATTTTTATACATCTGATTTTAATTATTTTAAGTTACCGGCAAATCTTTATGATCCAAATGGGATAAACAGTCAAGGGGAAAAAGGAGTTTGGATTGCTGCTTATCAATTTAAAATGTATTATGGAAATCCAAAAAACTCTTATAAAGCAACCGGATTTGAACGTGAGTGGCTTGGAGAAAATAAACCTTTAGGTAGAAACCACTTTGATTTAAACAAAAATGCAGATTATGGAATTTCTAATGTTTCTGAACCAATAGGAAAAATTGGAGTTTTTCCATATGAAAAACCCTGGACAATAAATTATCCAGAACCCTATAAAATACCAAAACCACCAAAAATAGTAAATACAAACAAGCAGTATAATACTGACGGAAGCGGAGGTTTGGGATGGGCAACAACTCCTGAAGATCCTTATTTTTTAGACGGTGATTATCCAGGACACTTTATTGCAGACAATATAAATCCTTCCGGATATGGAGCTCAAAATATAGGAGAAAGCTATACTTTCAACTTATTTTCAAGACAAGTAACAACTCACGGTGTTTACAAGTATGAAGTATCAGATCAATGGGATGAACAATGGTCTAATGGTTTTAATCCTACAATAGACAATCCAATAAGAATACAAAACGGATTACTTCCTGCCGAAGTTGTTAATGGTGAAAAGTGGCAAAGATTAGAGTGTGGATATGTCTATTGGCTAAAACCTGAGGGATGGCCAAGAATTACAACTTATGGAGGCTATGTTGATGTTTTAAGTGATGGAGATCAGAGCAGATTAAACCCTCCTACTTCTTTAAATTGGGGGCCAGATACTTATGCTGATGGACTATATAAGTCAAGAGAAAACATTTTAATAAGAATGGACGGCAATGTTCCTTGGTATAAAACTGGTGCTCTAGACATTTATAGAGTTGTTGATCCTAAAAAAATATCAGCAGCCCTATCTCCTCCAGAAGAAAAGTTTATAGAGATAAATATTGAAAATCTAATTTCTGAAATAAGAAGAACTTCAGATACATTAATACCGTCTTGGTTAACAATAGGATCGTCTTCAATAAATCACAAACAATTCTACCAAGTAACAAAAGCAAGCATAAAGATAAAAAACTTAGGAAGTAATAAATCTGTAATAGCTTTAGGAAGCGAAATAATAAATTTAGAAAAAAATGAAGAATACTTTTTTGAAGACAGTATATATCCAGGAGTAAAAATAAAATTACCATCGAACAGTTCCTATAATTCTGAAAGCAATTCATACGATACTGCAAAGTATGAAATAACTTTTTGGTCAATTCAAACAGATGTTAATTCAGGAGGGGGTTATCCTGTAAATACAGGAGAAATAGGATATGGGGGTCAAATTAAATTTGATTTAAGAGCAGACATCGAAAGTAATATTCCAAATTATTATTTGGTACAAGTAATACCCACCGTTGTTAACATGGAAGGAGAAAACTTTATAGGATTTGGAACCCAAAATATTGATTTACTCCCAAATAGAGTTGCTATAAACGGTTTTGCTTATTGCTTATGGAATTATGATTGGCCAATGGCCAAACAAGGTTCAGGAGATTGGGTTTTAACTTATTTTCCAGGAACTCCTATATATACAAAAAATCCTTATTTGTATTTATTGGAACAGCCCCTAGAAACAGTTGGTTATACTTATAGCCCTGGTAATTTAAACTATGGATTTATATAAAATGGAAAAAATAGTATTAGGACAAAAAAAATTTATAGGAAATCAAAATTCTGATGAATTTATTGAAGTTGAGCTTAAAAGAGAAATTGAAAGCTTAAAAACTGAAATTCTATATAACACATTTGATTTTCAGTCTCAATTTATAAAAGAAAGAAATAATTCTCTTAAGTTTTGCTTATATGGACTTATTGAATCAAAATATGGACATTGTGATAATCTTAATTTAAACATTAGCGTATCAGATACAAATAAAGATTCCGGATCAACAAATTCAATTTTATATAGTCCATACAAATTAGACATAGCGAATACCGGATATTCTTTTAATATCATATCTAAACCTTTGAGTCAAAATAGTGATTTATCTAAAAACATTTATGGAACCAATAAGGGATGTTATTTTTTTTATTTTGAAATTGATAGAAACGATATAAATTTTAATAAAAATAAATCAATATACATAAGCATCTTTGAACCAATTCAGGAATTATATGGTTATTTTGAACTTCCATTTATCTTTTTTGATGAAAATAGAGAATTAATTGAATTTGGCACCGAAAACGCAGACTTTAATGATTCAAACGAAATAGAAACAATTAATAATAATTTTCCATTTTTTTATGATAAACATTGGATTAAATTTAATCTTGAACCTTATGGTCCACAAGTCGTATCATTTCAAAATGATGTTTTAAGAGTTTCTGAAAGTGTATCTTCAGTATCTATACCAATATCATTAGAAAAACCTTCTGAATTCGGCTTAGAAAGAGTGAAAGTTTTAGTTGATTATAATCAAGACTCTTTAGGAAATTTATTAACAACAGCAACGCTTGGTTCTGATTTTTACTTTAATGAACAAGTTATATCCTGGAATCAGGGAGAGAAAATAAAATATATAAACATTAATATAAATAATGATTTATTTGTTGAGAATATTGAAAAAATACAACTTAGAATACAACCATTAATAAATGCCAGAATCAGCGAGAATTCAAATAATTCTATGGTGTTATATATAGACAGCGAAGATGTTCCTGTAAGTGCATATTTTAGAAATGATTTTATTGAGACCTATAGGCCGCTATATACAAACAATCCCCTTCCTCAAAATAGTCCGTTTCAGAGTCTTTTAAATTCTATAGATGATTTTATTAGTTCTACAATAAATGTTACTATATCATTTTCAAGTCCATTACCAGTTGATGGGGAGAAAATAAAAATAAAATATAATAATATTAGTACAGCTAAAATCGGTAGTGATTTTGGATTTGATAATTTGTATTCAAATGTTGATGAAATAGAATTAAATGTACCACTAAGTTCAACAAGCATAGATTTTAATTTGTTTATAAAAAGTCATAAAGGATATATAGAAGATAGATTAATTATATTAGATCTTGTTCAATCTACATTAGGTATAATTCCAGTATCTTTATCACCAAGAAATAATTTTCCACAAATAAAAATAAATATAAAAGATTCTACCTTACCATTATTCACAAGATTTTCAATACCAATAAACTATGATAGAAGCATAGGTGTGTTTAAAAAAATATTTACAACAAATAGCACTATAGATAATTATCTTTATCTTAAAAAAGATATTTTAGACAGTTCTCTACCACGAAATCAGAATCAACATAACCTTACCAACAATTTTTATTGTGAAATAGAAATAAAAAACCTGGGAGAAACAATTTTTTATAATAATCAAAAAATATCCACAAACGAAACCATAACTATACCACTAAATTTAAGTTCAATCACAAACAATTTCAATATAGACCTGCCATCTAATTTAAATTGGAGAGGTTTATATTATGATAAATCAAATTATGAATTTAAATTCAAAAACATAGAAAGAACTTACCCAGCCACAACAAACAATAATCAAAATTATGACATATACAATCTCAGAGAACAAGATATAATGCCATTAGATAACTACCAGGTATATGATTCTGGATTGTCTGCCCAAACTACATATTGGTTTATCACAGAAATTAAAAACTCATATTCCACATTAGACACAACCAATAATCAGTGTTTAAATTCTGCAAATTTTTTTAATTCAAGTTCATTGTTTTATAATGGAGCAATTATTGGATCTTTTGATTTTTTATACCAAAAGACAATATCTACAATTAAAATTTCAAAAAAAAGAGCCGTTGAAGTCTGTGGTGGAAACGGAAGTTTTCTTCCGGTTGGGACAACTCTATTACCTCCTCCTCCATATAACGAAAAGTATTGCAATATAAATTTTGGAGAAATCTTAATACAACTACAATATAGTTTACCAAATGTGGTTTCAGAAATGTATTTACAAAAAATATTCTTAAATTCTCAAAGAAGTATTAATAATTCATTTAGATATTTTGTTGATTTTGATTCTGCATTTATTGAAACAAAAAATTCATTAAGATTTGAAATTTTTAACAACGGAATTAGAGATATAGAATTTATGGGTAAAACAATACCATATAACTCATCAGCATTTTTTAATGGCAGCGAATTAGACTTTACAAATTTATCTTTAACATTACCCGCAAATGATATTTATGAATCCAACGGAAACTTCTTTAAAAGATTTAGATATAAGTTTAAATTTTACAACATAAAGATTCCTCATTCATTATTAAACAATACAAATTTTGAGACAATTCCAGAATATGAAATAGCCGAATTTGATTTTCCATTAGTACAAAATCAAGGCGGGTTTAATTTCCCTCAAAATTTTTATATAGAAAACAAATATAATAATATAGGATTAAGTGCAGATATATTTGGAAACTTAAATTGTTCTGTTGCTCCATTTTTAAGTTTTTCACACATTATTAGAAAAATAGTAACAAATAGAATATTAATTTTTTCTAATACGGGATCAAACCTAATTGACACAATTTGGGCAAACAGCCCAATAAATTCTGATTGTAACAATGCAACAATACCCTTTAAAATAGTTTAATAGATATTTATATAAAATGCAAGAAGAAGTAGTAAAATATAAGATTCTTTTAGACAAAAGAGATAATGGAATTCCTCAGCCAAACGGAACTTTTGATAATCAAAACTCAAGTGATTATCACATAAGTATTCCTCTTTATAAAAGTTTTACTAAATATGACAGTTATATAACTATTGATAAAGATAAAACAACAACAGTTATTGAAAGAAGTAATTTTAATCCATTTTTTATAGAATTAGGATTTTTTACAAGTATAAAAGCAACAAGCACATCTGGTCAAACTACAGTAAATTCTTATTTTGATAATGAGACAATATATACGAAATCTAATTTTTATAACATTAAAATAAACAAGTAATGCAAAGATTTAAAATCACAAAAAATAATATATTAAACGAAGAAGAACGTGTAGATAATTCTTTGGACAGACCAAAGCTCGACCTGTCTAACGAATATTATTCTTATAAAACTCAAAATGGAGGACAAATTGTTAATGAAAACAATGTAAAAAACTTTTTAGATAAACCAGAAAACAGTCAATTAGCTGAGGATTTTGTCGATTATTTACAAAACAATACAAACTTTATTGAGTTTAAGGAAATTTTTTATAACAACAAAAAACTTGCAAATACATTTAATGAATATTATAAAACATTTTTCTTAGAAAGAAGTAATAATCAGAATATAAATTTATCAAATAATTTTATAGAAACAAAACCATATATATCAGTTAATAGCAATTTTATAAGTAACAATGCCAGGTCATTACAAAATATAAACCAACTAGTACCCTTAGAATTAAGCGGCAACAATAGTTATTATGTAAATTTTAAAATTAATAAAAATTTTAAAACATTATCAAACGAAGACTATTCTAAATATTTTGAGGATTGTGTTAAAGATAATTTTAACTATAAAAGATTTTTATTAATAAACAACGTAGAGTCAGAAAATATTTATGGTAATATTCCTTATATAATAAAAAATAGAAAAAAAACAGGAAATTTTGGATATTCACCGGTGCAATCAATAGACTTTTCAAATCTACAAACACCTGTACCTGCAGGATTTCAAATTAGCTCAATAAATACATATAATTTTTTGGATTTTAGTCAATTTAAACAAATCGTAGGTTATGAACCTCTAGAATTGACATGGAACGAACCCGGTATCTTTATTAGACAAAATGAAATTGTTATAAATAATCAAAGTACATATAATTACAATAACAATTATTATAGCCAAAATGTTCAATATGCAAGATTTCAAACCTATCCTATGATAAAGTTTGAAAAGACAATCTATAGCTCAATAACAGTACCTGTAACCATAAAATTACAATCACCAGCAATTAATAATCTAACATTATATTTAAAATCAGAAAATTATAGCTCTGCTATTTTAGGATATGATTATTTTTTAGATACCAGAATTAATACTGCTGATCAAAAAACATTACTATTTAATTCCGGAGAAGACTCTATTACTATAAATGTAATAATAACAAATAATATATCTCCAGAAGATACTGCTATTTTTTCTTTAAGGGATAATGATAATAAAATTATATCATTTCTTTTAATAAAATGCGAAGAGTTCAGTTTAATAAAAAAAATGACAGATAAATCTTATATCAAAGTTGATACAATAATAAAAGAAAAAAAGTTTTTAAATTGCTTTGTAGATTATAACTATAACGACAATGACCTTGAGTTTTACAGAAATTTTGATCTTCAAATATCAGGAATTGAAACAAGCCAATCTCAAAATAATTCAACCCAAATGTTTGATGTTCAAAGAATAATTTCTGCTACAAACTTAAATGAAAATTCTATTAAAAATATTTATTTTCTTGGATCAAGAATTTATAGAACCAACAATCAGGATTCAGATTATGACTTTACTGTAGTAGCCCAAACAAATACAAGAGAACAAATGTATAATGATGGTTTGTATCAAATAAAAGTCATAAATATAGAAAAATATAACGAAGATTTATTTAATTGTGAGTTTCCTACAATCGAGTTTAGATTTTTACCAAAATATGCAAAAATTAAAGAAACCATAAACTCTCAACCAGAAATAAATCTTGAAAGATTATATAGTTCTCTTAATAACAAAATAAATTCTAATTTTAATACATTAGAAAGATATTTTTCTAATAATAACAGTTATTATTTAATAAATAAATTAATTTTTCATACTTTAAGAATATTGGTTTTTTCAATTGAAATTGCAAAAAATAAAAATATAAAAGATTTTACAGTAGCAAATGAATATTACAATTTTGGAAATAAGTATAATTTTACTTCATTTGAAGTACTGCTAACATATTTATTGCCAGAAATAAATAGACTAAAATCTGAATTGGAATTTACAATAAAAACAAATAAATAATTAAACATATTTATATAAAATGGCTATCGGAATATATGGAACAAAAAAACTTGCAGATGTCAACATAGACGATGTTGATATTTTATATTCTTATGCTCCGACAAGAGAATCTGTCGGAGATGAGGAAATGAAGCCTCTTTTTAATAATATTACTAATACTGATTTTAGAAAACTAATAGGAACCGATGGTATATATAAATTAAGATTGCCAGCATCAGTTTTTAAAGAACTTGGTTTTTATACAATACAAATAAAACCAAAAACATTTGAAACTACAATATTAGATTGCTCATATGTGGTCACAAATGATAATAATTCTATTCAAATATCAAAAAAAGGAATAGTAATTCCTACTTTACAATTTTTAAGAACATCAAGTTTAATAGGGTATCAAATAGAGTATTTTGATAATAATAATGTTAAAATTAAAAATTTTAGCAAAATAGTAACTAGCAGTGATTTAGTTAGTATAAGTCCAAATAACAATAACGTAACACAAGGAAGCGTAACATATATATTAGATCCTGGTGGAAATAGTTTGTTTTTAACAGTAACACCAGATGAAAGTTCGCTCATATCAAGAAATCAAAATACAGATATTGGTTCTCGTGGTCAAAAAATTTTAATTTCTAATACATATTTCGATCCAGTTACTATTGAAGTAGAAATGACAGAGCATTCTATTGATACTTTGGCAATAGCACTATACGGAAATAGTACCAGAGATTTAGAAACCGGTGTTTTGACATACTTCGATTCAAACAATAGAATATATAGACAATATAATCTCTATACACAAAAGAAAGTATTTACAAATGGCAATATTGACATTCGTGAAGAAAGAACAATTATTAACACAAATCAATTCTTTAATGATGCTGTTAACGGAACCCTACAGCAGTAATTCATAAAAATAAAAAAAAAATTTAATTAATTTATCCAAAAACTATTTTTAAAAAACAAACGGATAAAACATTTCAGGGTTTGGCAATTCAGAAACTAATGTTCCAGTATTACTATTTGGTTCTGTTACAATATCCAAAGGAGAATTAAGGGTACCTAATGGTATTTCTACAATCAGTTCTTCATTATCTGTTGAACTTAAAACTATATCATCTATAGGCATATCTTAAATAATTAAATTAATTTTGTGTTAACAAAGCTCTGACCTTAATGTTATCTCCCAAACTTGCAGGGGTATATCTAATATAAGTGGTTTCATTTGTTTTATCAGATGTGTCATATGTTGTCCAGTTAGAACCTCCGTCTGTGGATTTTTCAAAGGTTCCGTTCGGAGATGCTGTATTATCATCAACTAATATGCCTCCAGAAACAGCATCATACAATCTCACTCTTAATGTAGGAACTGTACTTCCCCAAGACCCACTTAATCTCCAGGCAAATCTTTTGTTTGCTATATCAGAGTTTGCAACAGATGGTTGATAATGAGAATCAGTTGAATTATCTTCATATATAACAGAAACAGAATGAATCTTATTAGGAACACAAGTTATGCCTATTGTTCTGAATTCAGCCATTAATTGAATATAATCAGAGGCTGCAAACCCAGTTAAATCTAAATGATCATCCAATAAAGTCCAAGAGCCTGAGTTATCATCAATACCACTTGTTCTAGCATATATTCTAAGAGGCTCGACAGTTTGACCCAATATTGCACCACCAACATAATAATCTGAAGAAACATATGCCCTGTAAAACTTAATAGCACCAGTAGTAGCTATTTTAGGAAAAATAACTCTTTGATTTGATGTTGCGGCATATGTCCAATCAGCACAAATTGGCACACAATATAAATGAGATAAGAGCGAGGTAGTTCCTTGTCTAATCATATGAAAATAACCTTCTTCAGACCATCCTGCAAAAGTTGTAGATAAAGTGCTTGGAAACGGAGTCGTATCGGAATTAACAGAAGTTTGGTCTATTTGTTTAGCATCCGCTAAGAATATATGGTCCATTTGTCCACCATCAGTTCTATACCTTGTAATATAACTTTTTGTTGCAGAAGCATGAGTACTAAATATAGCAAATCTATCAATATTACTCAAAACCTCTAATCCATTCAAAGTACCGGTTAAAGTAAAGGTACTTGTTGTTCCTGGAGGGTTTTCTGTCATTAGATCAGATTGCCAAGTAACCGAATTGTTTGTAATAGCTGTTAATGCACTTCTATATATTCTTGTTGTTGTTACAAAATATAAAGAAGGAATTCCTGCTCCTGGTCCATGACTTAAATTTGCTATTCTTCCATTGTTATTTTGAGATAAAGTGCCAGTAATAGCTTGTGTTCCGGTAGATAATAGCAAAGTACCAACAGTTCTTCCGGAAGGAGTATTAAAGCTTGTTCCTGTTCCTAATGATGCTCTTATATTATATTTATAGACTCTGTTATTAGTATCAAGAACATAAATAGACTGTAAATTCCAAGTATTAAAATCTTCAATAGCAATACCAGCAGCAGCATTATTAGTCAAAACAGGAGAATCGGGCAAATAATAAACTGCCTTTTGATGGTCGGTCGTTGCTGTAATAATTGTAGAACCAGCAGTTGTAAAATCTTCATATCTTAAGCCTTTTACCAAAAAAAGACCACCATTCGCAGCCGTTGCATTTGTCGTCACATACGCAATTCTAAAATCTTCTATTACATATGGAACAGAAGAATCTGTTTGAACTGTTGGTGGCACTGAAAAACTAGCAAGAGTAATGGCTGTATTATTTGTAATACCAGTTATCATATACCATGCTCCAATTTGATTTGGATCAGATGCTCCAAATCCAATTCTTGAACCACTGGCTAAAGAAGATCCTGTCCAAACAGTACTAACCCCCGTAACAGAAGTTCCGCTATAAAAAACAGTTCCTGCTGTATATATATTATAAACAGCTCTATGACCTCTCATGGTATGGTTGGTTGTTATACCGCCATAGTTTACAGTAATAAAACCTTTCCAGGTATATAAAGAATTAATTTTATTATATTCAAAAAAAGTAAATCTTCTTGTTGCTGCAGCAGTTGCGTTATCACTACCTATAACCCATTGTGTTGATGGGCTGTAATCTATTACACTAAGATGTGCTATAGGAACAGCCGTTGATGTTTCGTTTGGTCTGGCTAATGCAATAGAAAAGGGGCCAACATAATTATCAGCATTTGTTGCTCCAGTAACATAACGCATTAAAGTACCAAGAGTTAGGGTAGTGCTTGAATATGTTGGTAAAGTTACCGAACTTAAATTATTAGTAATTTCTAATTCTGATGCTAATTTTGACATTTTAATTAAATAGATTTAAATTAATTTTTAAGAACACTAATCATAACATAAACTTTTTTAACAGAAGCCACTGATTCAACATTAAAAGCAAGTATATCACCCGAAGATATAGAAGTCGCCCAAGAAGTCAATAGTAAATCTTGGTTTTTTTGTTGATTAGATAGTGTTATTTTTTCAGTTCCAGAGATTGTATCTCCAGAAACAGGAGGATAATTTCCATAAGTATCTTTCCAAACATCAACAACTATGCTTCCGGTTGTATCAGCAACAATAGTCCAAGACCGTATAGTTGCATTAAATGGAATAATTACACAACCCTTATAACCTGTTGATATAACAGAATTTCCAGCATCTATAGTAAACCCAATTCCTCCAAAATGAGTGTGGTCTATTGTAGAAAATAAACTATTAACATTGCTTGTTCCTGAAAATATCGTATTTGCAGAAAATGAACTTCCCCCAGAAAGTGTTCCTGTGAATATAGAATTTCCACTCGCAGTTATAGTATTAATTGTCAGAGCAGATATGTTCACGGTCGGGTTAGAGGCCGTACCACCAGTATATGTATTTAAGCCAGATTGAACATTTGTAAACTGAGAAGAAAAAGTTTGAGCAGTTGTTAAAAACAAATTAGATAAATCAGTTGTTCCCGAAAATATCGTATTCGCAGAAAATGAACTTCCTCCAGACAAAGTTCCAGTAAACACAGAATTTCCACTTGAAATCAATGTGTTAATTGTCAAAGCAGAAACATTTACCGTTGGATTTGTTGATGTTCCTCCAGTATAAGTGTTTAATCCGGGCTGAATATACGTTGTGCTTCCTGCCGGACCTCCAGTAGAAGTAATTACTATAGTATTAGAATCATTAGAAAGAGAAATGTTGGTTCCTGCACTTAAAGATTTAAATTGTAAATCAAATCCTGATTTTTGGGTAAAAATTCCAGTTCCAAGACCAAGATTAGAAGCGGTGTTTATTTC